TAGCTGTGAGGCTCTTCCCCAATCGCATATCCATGAGCCAAGCCGGATGGCGAACGGAATCTGTGGTCAGCCACCGCAGCGCATCCTGCTGGTGAGGCATGAGCGGGCGCTTGCTGGTTGGTGCGGTGGCGGTTGGAGTTGGCATTGGAGTGGTCTGGGTAGGTTAAGCGTTCAGGATATCCCAACCGAACGGATCATACAAGTCGTGGTAGTCAGATCCGCCGTCAGCGGAGTCCTCTCCAGAGAAGTGGGCCAAAACTGCGAACACGAGGCCTGCTAAGAGTAGGGAAGCGAAGGCAAGGATGAGTTTTGGTTTCATGACATTTTGGAGGTAGGTTCGTAATCAGTAGAGTTAGTTGGTTTTCCAGCTGCCTTGGTCTTGAACTTCGAATCTACCTTGTTCAGGTCTAGTACTTGGTTCCCTGGCTTCGAGAGTTCGTTGATCAAGATGCGCGCTAGCTTATGGCCCGTCTCGGTAGAGGGAACGGAGATAAGCGGGATTGGGCGCTCATCGTCGGTTAGCTTGCAGTACAAGACCGGAGTCTTGGAATTGGTAGTGTGGGCCGTCCACAGCTTCGATATGTGGGCGCAGTTAACAATGGTATGGAGTGTGGTGATCAGCCACTTCTGGGTGAGCTCCATCGGCATTGGTACTAGGGGCGGTTCGGGCTTCGGGTGGAGGGCCATTAGGATTGGTTCGGTAACTTAGATGGGAACTGGTTGTCCTTGGATAGGGCCGCATCCGTTCGCTTGCGGCGGAGCGAGTCGCGAAGCCGGGGCACGAAGAATGGGGCGTGGGAATCCATACCGACGCGGTAGGATAGGTAACAGATTAGGATGGTAAGCGGCGGGAGGATGTAGTTCATAGGTTTAGTCTCCGGTACAGAATACGTAGAACAGGAACTCCCAAACGAGCGCCACGACCACCAACGACGCAACCAGACTGTAATCACCTTGGCAGAGCAGATAAGTGTAGGCGCTGCCTTGAATGAAGCGGAGTACTTCCAGTGGTAACGTCTGGCGGCGGAATTTGCGGATCATGGGCTTGTGGTGGTATGGAATGGTTCGTTCGCCTCGGCGGTGTATAGTCTGCGGTTGATGATTTCGATGACGAGATCGATACGTTGCCAGACGGATAGGTCGGTGTTCGGATGGAAATGGAACAGCTTTGCACGGCGGACTAGGGTTCGTTTCGGGTATAGCTTCATCATCCGCCGTGCGATTGCACGCTCCTTGTGGTCGAAGCCCTCGCAGGCTAGCAAGTATTCGTACGATGGTCTCATGACTCAATCAGCGACTGGAGCACCTTCATATCGCCTTCGAGGAAAGTATAGCCGTTAGCGATCTTGTTCAGAAGGTAGATGGCGGAGATCTTCCAATTGCGGTTGTTGTCTTCGACTGCAAGTTTCCAGTCGTACTTGAATATGTATCGTTCGGCTTCCAGCGAAGCCAAGGATTTCTCCCGTTCGCATTCGTCTTCGATACCCAGGATCTGGTGGACGATGTTGCTCGTGATTTGGGCCGCTTCTCTGGGAGAGATCTCCGCTGTGGCAGACTGCTTTACGTGCCTGTCGGTGGTTTTCTTCTGTCCGCCGTATATGGTGGCGAACGTGCTGATCTGCGCTTGCTTGCGACGGCGCTGCATTTCTTGGGCGGTGATTGGCATGGTTGGTTGGACTCCTTAGTAGGATTGTGGCTTGGTTACTTGAACGGCTAATCTATGCTGCTAACGTAGTAGACTCCAGTGAATCGGCCTTTACTGAGTTGGACGGTACAAGGGTCGCCGTCCTTCAACGAACGGTATCGTTCAACGTAGGTCTCGGCTTCGTAGGAATGATGGTCGAAGCTGGTTTGGACGCGGATGTAGTAATGTTCGGGATTGTACTGCGGCATCATTTGCTTGCCGGTGTACATGTAGGTGGTAGACGGCGGAACGTAGCGGTGGCCGAGTACTATGGCTGCGGTGCTGTTAGACGGAGCCAGCAGCATGTCGGCGGCGAAGAATACTACCGACAGTATGATCAGTGCGAGCACGAGGCCGATGAGTTTCGTAGTCCGATCGTAGGTTTCCATGGCTAGGGTGGTTGTGGTAGTCTCGGTTACCGGATCCGGGGTCGGCTTGCCTACGCGTCCGGTCGCAAGCAGCCAACGGCCTCTATATGGGTGGGTAGGCGTGGTTGGTGCGGGTTGGTTAGTTAAAAGACAGATGGATTTCCTGCTGGTCGGCGGCGACTTGGGTATAATCATCGACCAAGGAGCGGAGTCGCTTGAGAGTGTTGAATTGTACGGCGGGACTGAACGACTTCACGACTTCGGTAGCTGAGTTGTAGAAGCTATATAAGGTGCGCGGTTCGAACTCGTCGTGGGTGGGGTTCTGCCAATTGTGGTAGACGGACTCAAGGTGCCGCCACTTGAAGATCCCTCGCTCCCCCGCCTTCATGATGGCATAAGAGGCATCGCGGTCGTCCATCGGGACTTGCTGCATGCCAACCGCTAGGAGTTGGACGGAGTCCAACTCTTGGAGGTAGTTTTCCACGCCTTCGGCGACGGTCTCTTCGAGATTGCGCTGGGAAAGTTCGCGGAGTTGGGCGTCGGTAAGCTGGGACAGGCCCGGAATGGGTTCGTTGTAGTTAGTGGTGGATTTGGACTGTAGATGTTGGTTTATTGATTGGGTGTTGGGGCGAAGGTGCCGATGCTTCAGCACGAAGTCCCCGGAGAACATGCCATTGGCGCAGACCGCAATGCGCGCACCCACCGCGAAGGAGATCGCGTAGCGACCCAAATTATCATGGCGGACGCCAAGGGAGAACGTGGCCGGGGAGCCAGGGATATTGAGGGCGAAGTCGGTATTGGAAGTGTCCAGGTCCAGCGCGCCGAAGAGGGCGCTGCCGTTGGGGTTGGTGTACCAACCTTCGTTGGTGATTTGGAGGCCGATCTTCTGGACATAGGAGGTAATGGTGTCCGCTAGGACACCGTGGTTGACGCCTTCCCACAGGCGACCTACGTCGGTTCGCGGTGGGACTGGGATGTCGTGGAGTTGGGCGCGGGTCTGGGCAATACCGGAGTTGTACAGCATGGGGTGGGCTCCTTTGGTAGGGTCGGTCTTGGTATGACTTGGTTGACAGAGTATATTATGCCCGATCTTGGGGCGTTTGGGTGGGGTTTATTGGGGTATTTTCGGAATTATTTGTAGGTAGGTTTCGTACCCAGAAATCTTTGATGGCCGATTCTTGGTTCTCGTAAGTATATAGCGGAGTGGTATTGAACGGATACGAGGTTTGGTATAGCCTGGTGGTATAATAGTTGATCACGCGGAGAACGGCGCGGAGTTGTTTCCGGTGACGTTGGCTGCGGCGGTATAGGTGATGTGGGTTGCGGAGTTTGGGCGCTCTTCTGGGAGAGATGCTCCGCTGTCCATAGATAGCATTCGATTGCCGCGTTGACGTGGGGTGGCCGTATGTGGTGGAGGGGTACTTCATTGTGGGTTGGGGTCGGGCTCGGGTTCGCTTGGCTGGCTGTGGTGATAGTGAACGGCACTTTGGATAAAGTCTTGGACGTGGTTCGCCAGCTGCACGTGATTAATGAACTGGACGTCCTTCACCTCTATGCAATTCAAATTGCCTGGGTGGCGGGATTCTGCCTCGCGGAGGAGGTCAAGCGGAAGGACGATATAGAAAAGGTGGATTTGGTAATTAGTTGGGTTAGTTGGTTGGACTGGGAACGCTGAGTAGTAGATCCAATCATCATAGTTGGTGGAAAGGCCGGTCGTGGCTTCGAAGGCTTCGGCCATAGCGTGGTTGAATGAGTATGATGGGTCGGGCTGGTCGGCTGGGTAGACGGTAGCTACTCCGCTCCACAAGTGATCGTCGTTGAGCGGAGGTAGGGTCAGCTTGTTGGACTTGCGCAGGAGTACTCGTTTGAAGTCGGGCGTGAAGGCGAAGCCGAGAACGTAGTCGGTGCGTGGGGTGGACTCGTTTGTTTGGGGTTGGGTGTTTGTAGCTATCTCCCCTAGTAGCTGGTCGTATATCTGCTCTGTCTGATGGTCTGATAATAGACCTACTTCTTGGATGCTGGGACCACAGATACAAACTACGCGGAGGCTTGGGTATGTTTTATTGACTGATACCTGCAACTGGTGAGCTATTTCTTGTAGCTGCTCTAGACGGAAGTACTCAGCTGTATCTATACCAAAGTTTAGTAGAAGAAGTCCCGCTGATTCTAAGGCTTCGTTGGATAACAGTTGAGCGTTCGCCGACGGCACCACCATTAGGTTTATGTGTTGGGCTGGTGTGGCTGGTTGGGTGTCGGTGGGTGTGGGCGTAGGTTGGGCGAATGGATTCGGGGCGGGGCGGGGTAGGTCATATGGTGCGGAGGAATCGGTGGTGGCGTTGGCTTCTAGCATGGTTAGATAGTCTAGGAAGCCTTCGTAGGGGAAGGTCAGGTATTCTTCCTTGCCTAGCTCATGGCAACGCACCCTACCTTCAAGAATACTAGCCCTTAAGCCCAAGGCCTCAGCGCGAGCTAACGTTGATTGTTCGTTAGTAGTCGGTTCCATTATATTAGTTCCTTTAGCTAGATACCGGAGTCAATCGTTGCCTAGTTCGTGGGAGCGAACTTTGCCTTCGAGGATGGTTGCCTGAAGTCCGAGGGCTTTGGCACGGTTGATAGTGTTTTGTTCGGAGGTTGTGGTTGGTTCAACGTTGGATGTAGACGTGGTTGGTTCCATGGAGAGTGGGTTCCTTTGCTGGCTTGTTGGGTTTATAAACGGATTGTATGGATCGACCTAGGTTCTGCAGGTTAAGTGTTACGAACATGACCAACGCAGACCCAATTATGGTTTCTATGCTTCGGCCAGGGAAGATGTAGAGCGACAGAGCCAGAAGTGGCAGCATTTCTAGCCAGATGCCGAAGCCGTAGACTAGATAGCGAGCGAGTTTGTTCATTGTAGTTTTGGGCCGTCCTCTGGGAGAGATGTCTCCGCGTCAATATTCGGTGTGGGCGTGGTCTTGGGCGGAGCTAACGCTGCTACGTTTTCTAATGCTTGACGAGCGATGGATTTCAGATAGTTTGGGTCGTTGGCGTTGTAGATGGCCATAACTCCGTTCAGGCGGTGGGTTGGTGGCAGCTTGCGTATGATGGCGGCAATAGGATCTACGATATCTTGTAGTGCTTGCGTAGCTAATTCAAGTTGGCGGTTAGCGGTGGTGGCGTTCCATTTGGTTGTAGCTAGTTCGGGTGTGGGTGCGGAGGGGCCGGTTGCGTCGCAGGTGTAGCAACCGGTCTGGACGTTGCCGTTGGATAAGGAGGCGTAGGATGGGTCTGTGTCGGTAGAGCCGCAGAAGGGGCAGGGGTTGGGTTTCATTTTGTATCGGTTTGGGGTTTGGGCGGCATCTCTCCGTACTTGAAGAAGTATATAAGGCAGTCTTCGCAGAGATCAGGGAGCTCAGACTTCGGCCGATCATTAGTGCCGATGAATAGATGTACCTCCAGCGGGCGTGGAGACTTGAGAAGTGAGGGATTTGGATAGTAGTTGTGGGTGTGCTGGTAGCTCGCACCAGAATGCTTGAGGAGGGTACCGCAACCGTCGCATTTGATTTCTATCATAAGGTTTGGTGGACTTGTGGACTATGGATGAGTTACGTATTCGCCAGCAGATCATATAACGATGCAGTTCGTTCGCCGGATTCGTAGCGAAGAATACCTTCGTATAGTTGAACGGCGGTTGTGACTGAGATGCTGTGGTCGGCGAGGGTGGTATAGGTTCGTTGGGCGATGGCTTCCCACTGGGCTTCGACTCGACTGGTGGAGTTGGTTGGCTTAGTGGAACGGTAGTTCCAAGTGTGGCGGGCTGCACTGTGGGTGTAGCATTCGGGGCCGCGTGCGTTGCAGCCGGGGCATCGAACATAGTATATTGGTTCGTTGTAGGACGGGTGGTGTTCCTCGACGCAAACTCGTGGGCTGGTGTGGTTGCAGAACGGGCAAGCGGAGAGTGGTGGGTGGGTTGGCTGTGGGGTTGGGGTGGGTTGGGATTGTATATTGGTTGGTTGTTCGGTCGTTAGTATGAGTATGTTGGTTGGCTTATAAATCGCTTGGAAGTAGACCGGCGGATATGGATCTCCGGGGTGGGCTTCGTTGGAGTTGGGTGGAAGGATAGCAATGCCGCCGATAGGTTGCCAACCGGTGTTGTAGGTGGCTTGGGCGACTTGCTGGCATAGTTCGTAGCAGCCGTCAGCGGAGAGGATGCGGTAGTTTAGGTCGGGTGTGGGTTGGTTCATTTGGTTTGGCATTCCTCGCTTGCATTAGTAGGTGGTGTAGGCGGCGCGATCGCTTCTATATTGTCTATAGCTTGGTGGGCGATGCATTTCAGGTAGTTAGGGTCGTTGGAGTTATATACGGCCATGGCACCCTCTAGCTTTTGATCTGGGAGTAGCTTGCGAGATATAGCCGCGATAGGATCTATAATATCTTGTAGGGCTTGGGTGGCAAGCTGGAGTTGGTGCGATTGGGCGGCAAGGGTGGTTTGGAGGGCTTGGATGGTGTCGTTCTGTTGTTCGATGATGATTGGTAATGTGGTGCTGCGTGTCTTTACCTTCACTAACCGGTTGGGCGGTGGGCTGCGCTTGGGTAGCTTTGGACGGATAGTCAGGAGGTCGCGAACTTCGATGTACAGGTCTTCCAGTTTAGCTTCGTCTTGGCTGAAGTCCTCGACCTTCACCAGCAGCTTGAATAGGTCCAGGATGTAGGCTATGGCTGGGTATGGCAGGGCGGGGTCACAGAGTTCAAGGAGAACGTTGCGGGCCTCTTCGAATTTGGCTTCCCACTTCGCTTTGCGCCGCTTCTGCAAGTGAGGCGTGTCGAAGGGAGCGGCTTGAGGAGTGGTGAACTTACTAAGGTCAATTGGGGTTGGTTGGGTCATCTGGAGACCTCTTGGGTGGGTTTTCGTATGGGAAGGCGGCTTCTAACCGTTCGTTGTCTTCGATATATTTTGCTCGGCGAATTGCAGTTCGGTAGGCTTCGCAGTTCTTTCTAAGGTTGTATTCGACTATAGCAACCGCTTTCTTGTGACAGTTCTCACAAACCATACGTTGCTTGGTCATGAAACGGTCATTCAGATGATTGTGGAAAGTGTTAATCCGTTGGACGTATTCGGTAATGTAGCAGAAGTTGTACGAGCCACAGTAGTGGCAGCACATTAGCCGGTTCAGTTGATTTCTTACTTCACCTTCGCCCTCGAGCGTGACATCGGCGACGGGCAAGTGGATATCGTCAGACATTGGATGATTGGCCGAATCTTAGATTCTGGAACGATCATAAATTTGGCTTTGGTTTCGGCCGCTGCTTGTAACCTTCGATTAGCTCATGGCAAAGAGAGGCTAGAAACTCGCCGTGGAGTTCCTGGGGTATTTGGTTGAAGAAGAATTTGAGACGATCTATGGTCTCGGTGCAGTTGTCGGTTAGTTGGCTGGCGTCGCCGTTGAGCTCCTTATATAAGGCTAAGGGGCGGATTTGCGTGATGACCTTGGCCCAACCGGAACGTCGCCCCATACGAAGGGCTCGCTGGGTTGGCGGCTTGCCAAATACGATATCGCCCGGATCCGCATCGCAAAGCGGGAATTCAGTAGCCAGCGAATGGTCCTTGAGCAGTTCAGCGGCGTTGCGGGTTTCCGGTGCTTGGCCGCGTAGGAACGCACATTCACGCGCCACCTCCGTGTAAACGTGGCGCTTCGGCAAGTCCTCGACCAGCTGGTGGTAGCCCAGGTACACGTAGTTTTTGCTTTGCATCGCGCCTCCACCAGAAATTATGCCTCAATTTGAAGCGGCTGCGGGGACTGGGAGAAAATAAATCGAAGGTTATTTTCATACCACCATGAGTATAGATTTGATTTTGGCCGTTCTCTGGGAGCGATACTCCGCGTCGGGCGGGCCGTTTGGGGCCGGTAAGGCGGGTGGTCGTTCGCTACCCCACGATTCTTTTGATTGGTAAGGCGCAAAGCTGGGCTGGCCTAAACGCTTTTACGGAATTCGAGCAAATCGAGCAATAACTTTAAAACGGCGTTTCGACCCCACGTACAGCCTTCGTTTCTGGGCGAATTTCGTAGATTTCCATCGGTGGCTTCGTGGGTCTACAACGCCGTTTAAATGCTTATTACCCGATTTAGCCATAAATCGACTAAATCGGTCAACCCGTCTAAAAACGGCTGGGGGCGCGAAGACGGATGGCGCTCATGAAAACGCGTTATTTGTCGTATTTTCCGGTTTTGGTCGTATTTTGTGTTTTCGTATTTTTAGGCTTTGAAAATCTTGTTTTTTCGTAATTATTTACTAAACTTGACCATATCTTCAGATATGATATTTATAAAATATAATATGACAAAAAGCAGACAGCGCATGACGAACGATACCACCAATTAAGGAGTCGACGCTGGACTCCCTGTTGCCGCTAACTTAAGACGGATCAAGCAGAAGCCGGGCTGGCTCTTTTGGCTCAAACGATTTTGTAGAAAACAGACGCGCCATCCGTCTTCACCCCCCCAGCCGTTTTTAAGCGGTTTTACCGATTTGGCCCAAAACCGATATTCCGTAAATCCGCCAAAACCGCCCACTTCGCGCCCCCGCCCAACCCACCATCATTCGCTAACTATCAACGCGGAGGATCTCTCCCAGAAGATGGGCCAAAAGAAAACCCCAGCAGCGCATAGCTGCTGGGGTTCACTCCGCCGACCACACCCTACATTCGATCCAACAACCCGCCCAACAGATGTACCATCATCGCGGCAGCCGCCGCCTCGCGGAAGTGGGAGACTTGCCAGCCGTCGCCGTTGTGGGAGACGGAGCCGGTGTGCAAGCCAAGCAACTTGTTCAAGGCGTAGTCGTAATCGCGCTGGACGGATTCCTTCAACTTGTCCTGCTCTGGGTACTGCAGCGCGATTTCGGTGGAGCGAATGTAGCTCAGCTTCGCCTTGGCGACGATCCAGGCTTCCACGTAGTTCTCGATCGATCCGGGATGGGCATAGCTGTCGGCAGCTTCGTTGACCGCCATATTCTTCGCGGCAACCTCTGCTTGGTGCAACGCCTCTACGACTTCGGCCACGTTCAATAGGTTCATGATGTCTCCTTTGTTTTCGCTGTCGGTTTCAAGTCAGGATTCCGCCCCAAGGCCGGTCTGGGGCACTGGGGCGGAATGCGGTAAAAGTGGGGCTAGCTTGGTGCTAAGGCCGGTTACAGTCCGCTGGAACGCCGCCCCACACGCCCAAGCAAGCGTTGGCATAGTCGTATGCTTTGATGCAACTATCGAAGCGGACGGTGGCGGTTATTGGGCTGCCCATCTCGATGTAGTACAACCCCTTCTTGTACAGGCGAGACGCGAACCGGGCGTATTCCGTGGCGTCCTTCAGCATGTTTGGGGTGCAGGTTGCGCGCAGTTCCTTGCGCTTGGCCTGGTAGAATTCCTTGGCCCGATCGGCATCGGTGCGAGCCTGGTTTAGCTTCGCTTCGGTAGTTGGGTGCATCTTGTTTCCTCCTTGGATTCGGTTCCCCTTCGCGGGGACGGAGCGGCCCGGTCAAGTTGGGTCGCTCCCGCACGGATTGCACGCCACCGATCACAGATTGTGCATGCGGCATTCCGCAGCGTAGGCGGCACGCTCTGCAGCTTCCTGGCCTTCGGCTTCCAGCCGCTTGGCTTCACGTTCGGAAATCTCGCGGGTGAACCAGACAACCTTGCCATTGGTCTCGGTACGGCAATCGTGAATGCGAACGGTCTTTTCCATTGAATTCTCCTGTAATTGGTTCCGTCATCATTAATTATAACCGATCGGTACAGGTTTGGGGGCCTTTTCCGAAAGTATTTTCGAAAATACTTTCGGGCCGCTACCTGCCTGGGGCCTGTAGAAGGTGTCGCTGCTGAAAACGTTGCCTGTAGTGGGCCTAGAACGCGATAGATTCGTGCGACCGAAGGCTGTTACCGAAACGGGCCTAAGTCGCCGGGAAGCGGCCTCTAAACCAATTTATAGCCTCACCACGCTTGAGGCATGGTGGGGCTAGGCGCGACACGCGGAGCATTCTGCCCAGAGGATGGGCCTATTCGACGCGGACCCACCGCTCCACGGTGCCATCAGTGTTGTAGATCACGAAATCGTTGGTCTTGTCGTTGTAGGTGATCAGGTCGATGTGGTTGGTGAGGCCTCCGGTGGAGATCCACCATTCGTCTCCTACGGGCTGGTTAGCCTCGACCCATTGCTGGCAGCGACCACCGAAATCGGCGTAGCCGTTGACGTGATACAGGTGGTGGCCTGCCACCTTCATCGCGTAGACGGGGATGGGCTGTTGGCAATCGGTGACGATGGATTCGATGTCTTCAGGTAGCATCTCGTTGGCGAGCAATTCGCGGAGCAGCGGCCAATTGCTGGCTTCGATGGCTTGGTTCAGCGAGACCACGAGCTCGTTAGCGGAGCGGAAATGGGGTGCGGGATCTTCGTTGCGATGCTTGACGGCGCGTAGGTTGCCACGCAATTTGGTGCCGTCTTCCAATGTGTAGAGAGCGTTGTTCTTGCCGATAGAACATTCTACGGCGAAGCGTCGGGTGATCTTCATATAGGTACCTTTCAGCCCAGCCCCAAACGGGGCTGGGCTTGGTCGTTGTGGCGGTTATAGATTCTCAGCGATTCGGGCTAGCTTCTCGAAGAAGCCCAGGTCATCCACACGGAGGCTGTCTTCCAGCAAGACGAATTCCTCCTTGGTGAGCACGGTGCGCAGCTTCTCCAGCAGCGCCTCCTGTTCGGGGCTGATAGAGCCGAACGGTTTGTGCATCCAGAAATGGGCCTTGGTTACCTGGTCGGGGGAGACCACGTAGCCCAATTCGGTTAGCTTCTTGCCGACAACTTCGGGGTTGGGGTCCTTGGCAGCTTCTTCAAGCTGGTCGCGGACGAGCACCGCTTGGGTGTAGCTGGGGAAGGAATCCACCTTCACGCTGCGGATCTCGTCCAGCTGCATGCAGACCATGGTGTGGCTGCCGGGCTCGGTTGGGGTGCTGGTGTAGAACATTAATCGATCTCCTTTAGGCTGTCTGTAAATGGCTTGATGGATTTGGCTACGTCGGTACGACTGACCCTATGAGAGCCCCTGTGCCCAGGGTTTTCATGGTCTGGTCCGGTCGGTACGGCCCACACGCTGCACAGAGCGGTGGTATGGTCCCTGTAAATCCCCACAGCCTTCAGGTAGGCTTCGAGGATGGTGTCGTGGCGATTTGGGCTCAGGCTACCCGAATTGCAGACCGTTGTGTACTTCTCATTTTTCATGTGGATTGGCCTCCTTACCTTACATTATGCCTGACGCGAACGGCTTTGGGTAGTAAATCTGAAAATATTTTCAGGAATATTTTCTGGGGCTGTTCGCTGGGTATGGTTAGCGGAGGTATCTCTCCCAGAAGATGGGCCTAAAGCTGGATGCCTTCCCAGCCGCCATTGTAGCGGGTTGCGCCGATTTCCTTGGGGATGTTCACGAGAATTGGTTCCATTTGCTGCACGCTCCTGTTGGTTTTAACGACTTACAAGAGATATTATAACTGATTCGTAGGCGTTTGGGTGGGTTTTGGAGAAGTATTTTCGAAAATATTTTTACGAAAATACCAGCCCACCTTGCGGTGGGCTGGTATCGTGGCTTAGCAGTTTGGTTGGCTTATCCCTCGGCGGGTGCTTCCGTCGGCTCCGCATGGGCTTCGGTAGTCGCTTCCGCCGACTCTGTTGATTCAGGCGCGTTCTCCGGCGTGGCCTGCTTGCCCTTGGGCGCATTCACCTTCAGCGAGTAGTCGTACGGATGGCCACCGTTGGCTACGAACTCGTCGGCCTTCGCCTTGGCTTCCTCCGCCATCTGGACCCGTTCGCGAGCGGACTTGACCTTCTTCGCGGCGATAGGACTGAAGGGATGGATGCGCTGGTCCATCAGGGCCCAGTTCAACGAAGCGGTGGCGTTCTCCACGCGGGCCTGAGCCAGTTCGACCACGGTCGGCTTGGGGCCGATACCCTCGGCCTTGGGGCCGAACTTCGCGGCGAACTTCTCTTCGCGGAGGCGCAGCTTCTCTTCGCGGATGGCGGCGAGCTCTTCCGGCGACTTCGCAGGCTTGGGCGTGCGCGGCTGCTTCGGCTCACGTGGTTGGCGCACCTTGTTGTTCTGCACGTCGACGTAGATGGCATGCGCTTCGCGACCCTTGTCGGTGAGCGTGACCTCGTTGGTGGTCTGGTCCACTTCGATCAGCTTGCGGTTGCCCAACGAACCGATGATGGCTACGGCCGTCAGCGCATCGCCGTACTCGCGGGTGACGTTCTGCAGCTGGATGGACGGATTGTCCTGCACGATCGTCAGCACCTTGAAGTCACGCGTGGTGATGGTGGGCTGCTTACGTTCCTGGCGAGTGGGGTCTCCATCGGCTCCGGGCTTCGGTGCGTTGTCGGTACCATCGCCAGCGGTGGACTGGGTGGGCGTGGCCGCTTCGGGGTTGGTTGCTTCCTGGGTATCCGTACCCAGATGGCCATTTAGTGCGGCTTCGGCTTCGGCACGCGACTTGAACTTATCGCCGATGACATGATCGCCATGGGTTGCGGTCCAGGTCTTGCGGTCCTTGTTCACTGCGACGCGGACATCGGTGCCTTCGTGGGTGCCAGCATAGATATGCTTTCCCTCCGCCAACTTACTTAATTGTAACACTTTCGGCTCCTTTTGGAGGGGTGGGATATAGTTGGTCCCTCCAGATCTACTAAACACATGCGAACGGCTTGTACACTATATTATGCCTGATCCGCCAGCCTCTGAGTAGGTATTATCATGATATTCAAAATAATATTTGAGTATTTTTATTACCTTATGGTACACATACCGATGATGATGATAGTGTCGGCACATGCTCTAGAAGTAGGAAAAGTAGCGCATCTTTTTGCCGGAGGATTCGTCGGGATTTATAGTTCGCTCAAGTGGAGGTTGTATGGAAGGACGAATTTCTATTGCTGGAGTATACAGCATATGCTGCACTTCTAACGGTGCGTTGTATGTAGGTAGTAGTATCAATTTATATGGTAGGTTGAACAGGCACTTGCAGGCGTTGAGAAACGGGGATCACCAAAATAAACGTATGCAAGGATGCTGGAACAAATACGGGGAGGCTTCGTTTAAAATTGAGATACTGACGGCTTGTCACGTAGACAAGCTGCTTGAAGAAGAGCAGAATTGGATAGACAAGTTGGAACCTTGTCTTAATGGCAAGAAGATAGTTGCGATCTCTCCAGAGGATTTAAGTAGGTTTACTCGAGGCACCAAAAGAGGCCCAATGTCGGACGAGGCTAGGCGAAACATGTCTCTCGCTAAATTAGGCAAACCAAGGAAAACTCCGATCACTGAGGAAGCCAAGATGAGAATGTCGGAGGCTGCCAAGCGAAGAGGGATGAATATGTCTGCTGAGTCCCGGAGGAAGGCTGCTGAGAGTAGACGGGGCAAGAAGCGTGGTCCAATGTCTGACGAGACTAGAGCTAAAATGTCCGAATCAGCAAAGAAGCGACCAATGCCATTCACAGCCGAATCTAGGCGAAAAGCAGCAGAAACAAAACGGAGCAAGACAGCGCTCAGGAGATTGGAAAAGGAGGCTCAGCTCATTACGCCTTTGGCTGAGCCTCAATCCTAACTGTTTTGTCTTGGCTTTACCTATATGAGTCGGGGCCGAGATCGGTGTCGTCGGCCTGGAACTTCGCGGGTACGGAGCATATCTCGGTCACGGCGTCGCCCACCTGCAGCCGGAGCGCAAAGTAGAGCGTGGAGTCGTTGGGAATCAAGAAGCGGAGTTCGGGGCGGGCGTCCACTAGTTGCTTCCAGGTTTTGGTGGTGGATTCGACGGTTGGGCTGGTTTCGCGGTATTGGCGGACGTCGAACTTTGCGGCTGCTTGGGCGCAAGCCGATTCGTAGTCGCGGCCTTGTGCAGCCAATTCGCGGGCTTCGGTCACCTGCGGTTTGGTCAGGCCATGCTTCCGCTCCACGGCGGCACGGAACACAGGTGGTTCGATCGTGATGGTGTTCATGGTGTAGTGTGGATCCTCTCCAGAAGACGGGGCCTGAAAATTACAGGTCGTCGGGTACTGTGTCGTAGGGGAAGCTGCGAACGTAGTTCCAGGTGCTATTGCCGGAGCGTTCGTACTGCAGGACTACTGTGCCAGCAAGCTGCAACCGGAAGAATCGGCCATCGGCCATGACCCGCTCCAGTTTGCCAGACACTGCCTTGTAGCCACGTTCGCGCATTCGGTTTACGAAGTCGAAGCGTACAATGTGCATTGGATCTTCCGACGAAGGTGGATTGATAGCTGCGCTTTCCGCTAAGGCCAATTTCAGTAGATACTTCGCGGAGAGTACAATCGACCCTTCAGGGCATAGGAAGCGGAGCTCGATATCTCCGTCGTGGGTACCGCCAACGTATACGTGGTTCGGCATCCCGCCAAGGTTCCTTATGTGTTGGCGTAGACGTTGCTTGTCTTGTTCCATAGGATTTATAACTTCATTCCGACCAGCTGATCCTTTTCGTTCAGCGACAGTTGCGAGTAGTATCCGGAGGTGATACGGATCCATCCGGTGCCGTGCTTCACTTCGTTGCGGGCCGCAACTTTGGACAGCTTCATCCGGCGGACGGAACCGCTACGGTCGATTTTCTGGTAGTGGCCGAAGCGATCCTTCTTGTAGTCGTGGCGGATGCACCACGCTTCGAACTCTTGTTGTGTCATGTGAACTCCTTAGGTGGCTTGGGTATGAGGGCCTGGGCTTGGAACCAGGGCTGCCGCATTACGGCCCGGATGGGGCCGTCCTCTGCGATTAGAAGGAATCGTCCTCCACGTCGTCGGCAAACTCCGCGAAGGCCAGTTCCTGCGCTTCGATGTAGGCATCGAAGGCGGCTTCGTTGGCGTCCGTTTCGGTCGGACTAGGAACGAATACGGAATCGTTCGCCATATCGAACACGCGGATGCCGTTGGAGCGGCAATACGGTGCGTTCACGTTGCAAGGGCCATACACACCCAACATGGCATCTGGGTGGAAGATGCACATTTCGCGCATAGCGGCGTCGGCATAGGCTTTGTCGCCCACTACGACGGCAATGGCGGCTCCAGCCACCAAACGCCCGTTCCCTGCATCTTCGCATAGCACGATCGAATAACCCTGTTGCATTGTTCGCTCCTGAAAACGTTGGAATTGCCTTACAAGAGATATTATGACTGATCGGTATGAGTTTGAGGGGATTTTTCAGGAAAATTATTAATTATTTTCCGGATTTCTTTCGCCCGCCTACGAAGCAGGTACTCATCGATGTTCGGTAGGAGGTCCGCGCCAAGCAGCCCGACCAAGTCTAGGCGCAATCTGCCGTCGGCGGATAGCGGAGGTATCTCCTCCAGAGAATGGGAGTTCACAGTTCACCAAGATCCTTCATGATGCGGTCCAGGTCCAGCTTGCTCAGGTCTTCGGGGCCGAGCAGATGGCGGACGGCGGCTAGATCGCCAGCCTCGACGAAGTCGTTCAATACTTCACCGAACATGTCGATTCGGAATAGCTTGTCGTCTGAGACGATGCGAATCTTGTCTTTCGCAACGGTGACGTAGTCCAAGGCGAAGCCTTGGGTAATGGTGGAAACTTCGAACATATCAATACCCTTTCAGTTGTTCCAGTCGCTGTGCGGCGAGCTCCAGCGGGATGCATTTCAGCTTGCCCGCCCCAGTTGCACTGGCAAGAAGATCGGCGCTAGAAAGGCCTCCAAACCGCTCCAGTAGCACTATGTAGATCCCCACCCATCCTGGACCGTGGCCCGGCTCGGAGTCTTCATGGCGGCGGTTGATATTTTGTATTTTGTACTCCCAGCGCGTTTGGAAGATGTGGGCTAGCTCGTGGATGACAATCCACGGACATAGGTCGCGGGGCGTGGAGTAGCGGATCAGGTAGTCGCCGCGAGCGATGGAGGTTCGGGCGTTGCGCAGGAATTCGATACGCGGCGGAGCAATACCTAACTCACGACAGATGTGCGCTGTTAGCGCAGCTGTAGAAGCCTCGTCGAACTTGGTTGCCAGCGGAGTTGGCTTGATGGTTAACCGCTCCCAGGCGTAGGCCTTGGCGCGTTGCGAATCGCGGGCGAAGTAGAAGGATGATTTCGGTTCGAAGCCTTCGGGTTGCCACCCTATCGCCGTCCACCACAGGAACTTACCACAATTGGGGCACTTCTGGCAGAAGCGAGCGTAGTCGTCGGTGGAGTCATAGACCCGCTCCAGCCAATAGGTCAGCTGACCTTCGGGGTGCTTACAGCGGGTGCACCAGGTATAGGTGACGCGGCCTTGCACGCCACGCCGCAGAATCATGAGGCGCTTGACCTCTGCGTAGGTTAGATCGCGGAAGTTTTCGCCAGGAGCCAAAATGGATTCGGTGGGTTTGCTCATTGGTATGAACCTTTCTTGAGACGGCTTGGAGTTCAACGACACCAATCATTATAACTGATCGGTAGGGGTTTGGGGGCCTTTTCTGGAAATATTTTCTAATATTTCTGGTTGGCCTTGAGCAGCCAGCGAATTGAAGCTATCCGACTTGTAGCCTCCATGCGGTTGGATCGGGTGATGCGGGCGTATTCCGCAGCGGTGGCAGCGTTGGAGTGGGCTAATGTTGAGTACTACCAGTTGGGTGCTTATGATATCCTCCGCCATATGTCTTTGGTTACATGGATGAACTGCTTGCCATCGATCTTCATTGGCCGTTGGTCCGTCGGTTCCCAAACCGTGCAGCATTCCTCCTCGATGGCGGCATCCTGCCAGTTGCGAAGCAGTACGGTACAGCGGAGTTCCAGTTGGGTGTACTTGATTTGGAAGTCGGGGCCTTGGCCGGTCGTGTCGGTGATGGGGTAGGTGCGTACGATGTATTCGCGACCATCCCGCAGAATATCCCACAGCTTTTGCTGCATCGAAGAGTGCATATAACCTTCGAAGCGAGTGCGATCATTGCCCTCGAAGGACATCTTTATGTCGAACCAACCAGTGCGTTTAATCATCTTCGATCGACTCCCCATGTTCCAGCTCATCCTTGAACTTAGCCAGCCCTAGCATCAGCGCCCGGCACACTTCCTGTCCGCTATATGCCCCGGCGGAGATCCGGTCCAGAAAAGTGGGCTCCGGGATTCCGAGGGCCTCCGCCGTCCACATGGCCGCATCGAAGCCGTACCTTGGCAACGCCTGGACGATGGCTTTCTGGCGGATTGGGTCGTCCCAGTCGCGTACCTTGTTCAGTGCCACATAGAGGTTGTGTTGGGCTTCTGGCGGCCACTCCGCAAGTAAGGCCGTGGCCTCCACGAACTGCTTGATTTGAAGGTGGTTCATCATATTATCATTCCAAGCGCGAAGTCGATGGATTCTTCATCGTGAATTGGGGCGGCTATGTCGAGCTCGGCCTCGTTCGGTTCGATGAGGGCTGGAGTGAATATATAGCCCTTGCCCGCACCTAGGTCGGCCACGAAGACGATGTGCTCGCCCTGTGGTCCGACCATTGGTGTGGCTTGGGTGGTGCTATTGGCGACGAACCCACGCTTGGTGAGTTCGACCATGATTTCGTTTGGGTTCACGAATGCTCCGTTCTCCGCTTATTGGCGTTATATTCCTTCAGCTTCCGCGATTGTTCGGCGCGTTGTTCGGGCGTCCAGGGACGGGCGTATTTGCTGCGGGCTGTTTTCTGGAGCGAAGGCGGGGTCGTAGCCGGTTGGTTCAATTCCGTAATCAGCCTGTAGGTGCTGTCCAAGTGACGCTCCACTTCGTCGCGGTGGAGCATGTAAAGGCAGCCACGCAGCGATTTGAGTTCGGCGGTGTTCTCGGCAACGGCCTGCACTAATTCAGCTTGGGCCTCCGCGTTCAGCACCATAGCGGCGGAGACGTCTTGCAGCTGCCGGAGCAGGGCCTGATGTTGGGTGGTTTGCTCGGCGCGAAGCTGACGGTCAGCGGCTTGCTGCTGGTCGTCCAGGGCTTCGAGCAGGTTGCTTAGCTTGGCGGAGATGCCTTGCTGGGAGACCAGGTGGCGAATGGCTAGCTCAGCGATGCCGTTAGCATCGGAGACGTCTTCGCCAATTTGGTAGACGAGGTTGGGTCGGGGTGGATACTTGTTGCTCATGATCTAGGATACCCCTCAGACTCGTCGTCCGAGGTGCCCAGAGTCCACTCTATGGGGTCTAGCTCTGCGGCGTGCTTGGCTACTGCCACTAGTAGCTGCTCGTCCTGCTCGTCCATCAGTTCGGCCAGGTCTAGGAATTCCTGCTTGGTCAGCTTCTGCTTCAACGTCTCTACTGTCTGTTCTACAGTTGCCATGGTAGGCTCCTTCATGTTTAAATGGCTCTATACGGTCGATCGTAATGGAGGTAACTTAGCGGTCCTTCCGGCCACGGTTGAAGCGAATCTCGTCGATGATTGCATCTCGCGCATCGATGATCCGGCAGACCAGATGATGGGTCGCACCGAGAATGAGGAGCATTATGAGAACGCTCATCGCGCAGATACAATTGATGATGCTGTCCATGTCGTTGGTTCCTTTTGGGATCGGGGAGCTGGGCAACGGCCCTACTCGCCTAGAATGCTGTCTCTAAGAGTTTGCAGACTCTCGTCTCGCTCCTTATCTAGTTGTGCCTGCAAGACTGCTCCGTCCGGGGTATGATCCGGGTGAACGCTCAGGTAGACTCTGACTTCTTCTCCCTTCTTGTTGGCGAAGTAAAGCCTGCCGGTCGCAGTGGACTGAACCGATAGACCACGGCGTGCTTGTGTCGCTGCTTGGTCGTAGGTTTTACAGTGGGTCATTCCGCCCACCGTCTTGACGTCTTTTGTATTGCGGTGGTGATAGCAGTTGGTTTTCATGATTTTCCATGGCGCTCCGGGGAGGGGCCACTCACGCACCCCCCTATAGCACGCTAGCTAGCGGCCTCCGCGAAGAACTGATCCAACGCCCGCCCACTCAGCGAACAACCCATTAGCAACTCCGGAGCAATGTGGCCTTCGTACCGCATGGGATGGCGGCGGGATTTCTTGGTGGGTTTGGGTGTGGGAGCACATTGAATGGCAGGCTTTGCGGCACGCCCACGCGGAGCATCCGTCCCAGAAGAGGGGCCATCTACGTTCAGCTTCGCCACAACCTGATGGCGAATCTCTACACGATCCGGCGCACGCTCGTAGACTGGATAGGAATTCAATACATTCTGGACTTCCTGCTGGATCTCGGCTTCGGTTGGGGCCAACGGCAACGGATCGCTTAGATCGATCGCCGGGACTTCCACGGCCACCGCCCCACCATGCTGCGGGTGGGGCAAGCCGTAGTGCTCGGCGCAGACCGGGCCGTAGCCAACTTCCACGGAACCTTCCTCTTCCAGCGTCCGACTGCAGAAGCAACAGGCCCCTAGCAGCTTGCCATACTCGGCGGCAACTTGTACCGGGTTGGCGGCGAACCGCAGCACTACTTCGCGAATGGCAGGAGTCATGGACTTGCCCTCCACCAGACGGCCATCAGGGTCGATGCGCCCGAACCAGGTACGGTCTTCGTATGAACCGGACGAGACAACCGAGAGGGATTGTGGGTGCTTGCTAGCCGAAGTATTCGGCAAGATGCGGAAGTCTACAACCTCCCCGGACGGGGTGGTGGCTTGCAGCCGAACCTTGGGTCGCTTGAGTGCTTTGGCAGCCACCGCAAATAACTCGTAGATTTTGGCGACTTCGCCAACGGAAATGGGGGTGGACTTGGCGGCATCCATGGCCAGCTTGTGTACCCACCACCATTGTTCGCTGCTCAGTTGGCCCTTAGAGGTGAAGTCCGCGACCAACTTCGCGGCGAAGGAGTCGGGTTTACCTTCGGCCAACCCTACCAACGCTTCCATAGCTTCCCGGTACGTAAACGGCGATTCCAACGTTCCCCGCTTGCCTGCTACACGATTCCGAATCATATCACGACCTCCTTGACTGACTTACCATTAAGTATAACTCATCAGAGAAGGTTTGGGGGCCTTTTTATCGAAAATAATTTAATTATTTTCCAAGAGATTTGGGAGCGTGGCCCTACTGGTCCGCCTGACGAAGGCGACCTTGGCGCTTCTGAGCAGGGTTGCTCCATGCGGAATGGGCCGTATGCTTCGGACCGAAAACACCCACTTCGGTGGCTGTCCCAACTTCAGGAAAGTCGCTGCGGTCCAAGTCGTGGGAAGCAAGCGGCTTGCGCAAGCATCCACAGGACTTCGCCACGCCTTGGATCATTTTTCCAACTGCAACCCTGGCGGTATTACCACAGTCACATTGACAGAGCCACATGGTGCTCTGGTTACCTGACTTTGAGATTCGCTTGCCGTCGTAGCGCACCGCCGTCAGCAGACCACTCCGAAGGCCGGTGATATCTTTGCGTTGGCATTGGGGTAGAGTGCTCTTGTAGCAACCGCTCATGCCGCAGGACTTCACCCGACCAAGGCGCAAGTTTTGGGAGACTTGGGTCGTAATACGACCGCAATCACAGCGACAAATCCAATGGGCTCCGCCACGATTATTCGAAGTCTGCTCGATGGCAACCAGTCTTCCAAATCGCTGCCCGGCAAGGTTAATGGCTTTTGGCATATTCGTTCCTTTTGGTTTTAACGACTTACCTTATATTATGACTGATTGGGATGGGTTTGGGGGACTTTCAGAAAATATTCTCAACTATTTTTCCAACGAAAAGGGGCAGGGGCCGAAGCCCCCGCCCCCAAAGCACCACGCCAACTAAACATTGCGGGCAACGGCTTCGCCCATTTCTTCGTGAAACCACTCGGCCATCGCCGGGATTTCGAGCAACCGGGCAACCTCTTCGAGGATCACGATTTGATTTTCCTCACCTTCGCACAGATTCGGCTTCGCGCGCAAGGTTTGCGCCTTTTCGCGGCAGGCCAGGATGACCAATTCGGTGGTTCGGGTTTCGACGATCATGGATTTCTCCCAGAAAACCGGCGCTACATTCTGCCGGCACCAAACAGTATAACCGATCGGGACGGGTTTGAGTGGGTTTTGGAGAAGTATTTTGGAAAATATTTTCGGAGCAATGAGGGGAGCGCCTGAAAGCGCTCCCCACTCCCCACTAGAACGTTTGCTCAATCCCTGTAGGCTGCCAGTAGGATTCGTCCTTGCCTCCGCCACCGTTGGCAGAGTCGTCATGCTCCGGACGGATTACCAAACCGAGAACTTCGGGATTGTTCGGCTGGGCTACCACCATCAACCCTGTTACCGAATTCTCCTCGGGCGTCCACCACTGGCAAGGAACGCCCACGAGAACGGGCGTGTCCTCAGGAATCGGGAGTTCCTGCAGGGCCTTTACGAATTGCTTCAACGTAATCATTCTGTCTCCTTTGAACGGCTTGAATTGAACAACAAGCATCAGTATAACCGATCGCGCAGCGTTTGGGACATAAGCCCTTACGTCGAATTTGGGAATTTTCCAAAGTATTTTTCTTGACCTATATTCTGGAGCGAGCACCCCCCAAACTGCTCGCTATTCGCGGAGCATCCTGCCCAGAGGATGGCCCAACCATTTAAAGCGGTCTAGCAGCCGGTTTAAAGCGACTTTATAGCAGTAGGCCTTAGTGGTCCGGGGGCGCGAAAATCGTTTTTACGGCTCTATACGTCAAAAGGTTACTCCGTGTAGTCATCCACGATCGCTTGGATTTCGAAGGTTTGGAGTGGCGCAGCCAAGGTTAGCGAACAGATGCTCAAGTGGAAGGTAAGCGAGTCGTGGTCCTGGTGTTCGCGGGAGAGGCATTCCAGTTGAGTCTCGGCATTGTTATCGTGGTTATACTTTCCCACCAACACCTGCTCGCCAGAGCCATTGAACGAATAGTAGATCAAGTTGCCTTCGCGAATGAACATTAGTCCTCTTCGTCCCCTTCCCGCTTCACGGTGCGATCGATCGAAATCACGACCGTGGCTCCAGCGGCATCCTCAACCCTCAACCAATTGCGGCCAATGGTTCGCACGATGCCGCGTTGCGGGGTGGTGTTGCCATGTCCGTTTTCGTACTGCACGATGTCGTACTCGTTGAAGTCGGCGGCTGTGGGTATAGCGGTGGATTTCATATTTGTCCTTTAGCGGAACCGAATGACGTCTGCAATGTGCAGCGCACGTTCGGTGTCGGTCATGTGCGGGTGGCGGAAGGCGTAGGTCATCTCGGCTACGAAGAAGAATGCTGCTAGAGTCCAAAGTAGGTAAATGGCAGCCTTCCACAGCTTGATCTCGGTTTGGATGTCTATCCTTGGCTTTTTCATGGTCATCCTGAAGAATCTACTCGGTTCGACACGCCGCACTTCGAGCAGGTATTCGTGTGGTCGAACATAGCATGGGTGACCGTCGTCCAGATGTGCTCGCAGCCAATGTAGAAGTAGCGCGTATGCTCGTTCTGGTTGCGTGGACGCATGCGGCCTACCGCCCACTGGTCGAACCAGACGATGTCGAGCGCACGGAAGGACAAGCCTTGGTCCCCCTCAAAGTTCATCAGTTGGCGGTGCTCTTCGAAGCGGGACTGCGGATAGATTCGGCCGTAGTACTCGTGCTCCGAGATCTCGACCATTGGTTGCGGTGGTCGGTTGTGGTTGCCAAACTCTTGCAGCCAAGGCCGATCGACGAATTCGATTTCGGGCGTCTGGCACCAGACCAAGCGGTAGCTCATTTAATCTCCTGCAGCCCGGACAGCTTCCCCTCTGGAGAAATGGTTAGCTTCCTATACTCGCCATACTTCAGCCCCATCCAACCGCCACCAGCGCGCGACTCCAGGCGAACGTAGCGCTCGTTCAGCTTCAGCCGCTTGTTAGCCTTATATAAGTGGTTGTTCTGGCCGACGGTCCAACCTTTGGACTTGGCCCAGTCTACCAGTGCTTGCTTGGTCATTCACGCCCCCATACGGCTTCGTCGATTTCTTCCTTATCCTCGACCGGTTGCGGCGTGTTGGTGCTCTCTTCCTCCGCAAAGTAGGTCACGAAGATGTATGGCTCCCCGTCCATTTCGACCAACACTACAACATCACCTTCGTCGTTGGAAAGTACTTGGGCGGTGGAACCGTCGGTGGTGGGCGTGAAGCCCAAAGTGGAGAGATGAAATGCTGCTTCGGAGACTTTCATTGGATTCCTTAAGATAGAGGTAGCAAGGCTGGTTGAGCTACTGACGATCATCGCACTACGCTGCAGCGCGTAGGCTCCCGAGGTTCGCTCTCAGTCGGGTTATCAGCAAGTCGAACACTGCATGTATACGACAGCGGCAGCAAACTTGCTCTCGCCGGACCATGCCGACTCTCCACGGAACCAGCCTTGCCCCATGCAAGCAAACCAGGAGGCAGGACTCAACTACCTAGCGGGATAGCTGGGGTACAATCGCGAAGTCTTACGACCGTGCCATACGTCCCGAATTGTTCCTGGTTGCTCTGGGAACTCCGATCGGGCTCGAACCGATACTGTAGCCGAATTACTCGGGTGCCTCTGCCAGTTGGGCTACGAAGTTCTTAGGAGCCACAGCAGGCTCCACCGTATATTATGCCCCAAGCGAACAGCTTTGGGGGCCGTTTTCTCTTGTATACGAAAATAACTGGGTAGTTATTTTGATAGGACCCTGCCAGAACCGCTCAGGATCCGCTAATTAAGGCATACTTGCTGCGGTAGCGAGAACCGCACCGAGCCCCTAACCAGCCCAGGAAACTGTTGGCATGGAATACAGCAACGACACTATCACATACTGGGAATGTCCAGTATGCTTGCGGCAAATAGACTCTTGGGAATTCGATGTTCACCTCTTCCGTCACTTAGCGGAGGACACCCCAACTACTAACGGCAACGGACATTGTGGGCACGACCACGGAACCTTAGTAGCTGCAGCTATAGATTTGCTAGGGGCGGGCGCTACGAATGGCTTCGGCGTGGTGGAAGTTGGTGATCCCGGACTGGAAGAGTTCCTGACGAAGCAAGAGGCGGAACTGATGGAGTTCGACGTCTGGTTGAGTTGCGAACAGTTACGACGCTACCGCATCTACTGGGAGCGACACTACAGGAAATACCGAGCCGAGGAAGATGGAGGGGATGATTAGTGGCCATAATAGACCCTGGATGGAACCGAGCCAACTTCAGCTCCGACCCATTCCGTCTCATGTTCGACAATTACTTCCTTCGAACCGGGACGCGCCACCCAGCAGACCCCAAGTACAAGGAATGGCAGGAAGCACAAAGCGTACCACCTGGCAACCCTTCGGCTGGACGTGGAGCATCTCCTCCAGAAGATGGGCCAAAATCCAAAGTTCCATACGTATCGCTAGAGGTTCGCAGGGCTGCAGATTTTCTGGCAGCGAACTCGACGGTGCGCTCTGACTACATAACCACATCGCCAGAGCGAATGAAAGCGGCTTTCCGCGAAGCGACTCAGAAGTTACGCCCCGACCTTGGCCGCAACCACGAAGCTTCGGTTCAGTTGAACGCAGCCTACGCCACGCTGAAGCGATTCCATGGTGTTCGGTGAAGGGTCCAATAAGTACGGCAGCCGTTTCTGACAGCAAACGACTAAACCTTAATGGAATCCGTAACTCGCCGTACTACTATGACGGTTTCGGGAGTGTGGGTGCGTGGAGCACTCTACGTAGGTGCGGCGATGCTGAACGATATTTATGCGTTCCTAACCAGCGATGCAGTTCCTCGATGGTCGGTTATAGTGTGCAAACTTGCCCTGACTTGTGTCATCACAGTCCGCACTTTTATCGATCAGTCGCCAACTCAGCAAACTGTTGCAGGACAGGTACGGGCGGGGGAATCCAACGCGGTTGTAGTCTCGGGTATCGAAGGGAATAAGTGAGATTATGAAGGGCAACCAACTCGAAGGTGACGGAACTTGGTCGTGGTTAAAAGTCGAGGTTGATGGCGCTGACCTGGTGCTGCGTAGTGCTACTTCCACTTGGTTCGGTGGCGCTCACGATCCTGAGGACTCCGGTGCTACGGCTAGCGGCGTCTCCACGAAGTTGCACCCTGACATATTGGGATGCGCACTCCCCATGGCCGGATTCGGTCATGCTACGCAAGGTTCCCCGATTCCCCGCTTGCCGTGGCACACCCTCGTGAAGGTCTTCTGCTACGAGACGCACAAGGAAGTGGAGGTCGAACTCATCGATCTCGGCCCTTCCAAGTACACCCACCATGGGCTGGACTTGACTGTAGCCGCCTTCGCGGAGTTGGGCATTTCGCTGGACCAGGGAACTTGTCGCTGCGATGCCCGCATTGTGGATGGGGCGCGGCACATTAAAGGCTTCCACGCGGCGCTAAGCGGCGTAGTGGAAGGGGCCGAACTAGCCAACGGCGAACCGCAGCCGGACTATAATCCACAGCGAGTCTTGCCGCTGGAGGAGTCCGAGGAAGAGCCCACTAACGAAGCGGACCCGAACCACGGGATTCCCGCCTCCGTGCTACGCGGAGCGTCTCGACCCAACTTAGTTGAGAGTGGCACTCCAGCCACCGCGAACGACCAAGCGGACACAGACGGAGTGGCGGAACCAGCTACTTCCACCACCACCGACTAACCCATGCTCGATACCCTCACCCAGAAAATACGCGAGTTCTTCGCACCGCAGCCCGTTGCGGCCAACCATGGCATGTCGCGCCCTCCGGGAATGCAAGTTCACGAGTGGGAAGCGTACCTGGCAGCTTGCGCGGAAGCAGGCGTATCGCCAGATAGAATCATCCAGGTAGTAGGGGATGCACCCGCTTCCCAAGGCTTCCACCTACCGGACGGCAGATTCACTAACTCCAACGGCCAACTTGAAGACTATACTGCGGCGCTGGACCTTTCCGTCAAGCACCCTAACGGACACTTGACGGTCGAACAGATTAAGCGACTCCTTGACTGTCTAGCGAAGCGTGGGTTCATTGGTTGGTATCGGCCCTGGGGCGATAACGAGCACATTCACGTCGTCTACTGCGGATTGCCGATGAAGGAAAAGCTGCGCAACCAAGTACATGACTGGTTCAAGCACTTGGACGGTTTAGTGGACCACTCCTATGATGGATTCGTGTTGCCGACCGCAGCCGAGATGAACTTCTGTCGGGCATTGTTCTTGGCCCACAACCCGGCGAACGGGTAGAGGTATATTATGGTTGCTGCTATCGTCGAGATCATCTTCATCGGTCTGATTGTATGGGCGGTGAACGCCTTCCTACCCATCCCAGCCACCTTCAAGAACATCGTTATGTTCCTCGGAGTGTTGGCCGTCATCATGGTACTGTGGGGCTTATTCGGCGGACACCCAATCGTATCGGTTCGATAGGAATGGTCAGCGGAGGACCTGTCCCAGAAGATGGGCCCTAAATCATATAGACTACTGTAGGGGAGGTGATTTGAATGAACTATATGTCAATCGTAATCCAGGGTGTCCTCGCTTGGATTGCCGCTCACAAGGACATGAGCGATCGGTTGCTGCAGATCAAGCCAGTGCTAGTCAAGCTGCACGACATCATCGAGGTGGTCTACCCGGATATCGCTCAACGCTCTGGCGATCAGCATCTGCTAGCTGCACGACGCGAGTTGGATAGTGGGTCGATCGGAGTTGATGGCAGCGATAGTACATCGGAAGTCGGAGCTACTGCACCGGATTCTGACGTTACTGCCGTCTCCGGCAAGGATTCCACCGGAACTGGTGCACAGGACACTCCTGCCAACGCAGGTGCAGCCCCGCAGAATGCGGGCGATGTTCAGCGCGTACCGGATGTACCGGGCGCGGAGTAATCTAGTACTAGTAACTCTGTACCTGAGGTTACTGGACAACAGTAGTCGTATAGACCGCTCCCAGCTGACTTGATTAGTCGGGCTAACCGGTCCCTCGGCCGAGTTAGCTGAGAGCATAAGTTGTTAAAGGCGTAGCTTGCGAGCATCTCCCGAAGTGTACGGAGTCGAGGTAGGGATGTCTTGACTCCGTACACTTTTATCTAAATTGATGAGTGCGATGAACCGAGACCCTCATGAACGATCTTGCGGCTGCGCAGATGGACCTCCATATCGCTGCAACATGGCCAGTGGAAGTAATACCTATATTAAGTGGCGCAACCGTCCCGAAGGACGACTACACCTACATAGACCGAACCGTTGTCCCTTGGTGGCGTAGCTTTATCATGAACCGACCCAGACCTACACGTGTGTTAGTAGTAGAGGATCAGGAAGACCAACGCCGCTTGGTTCAGCTGTGGTTGGATGGTCCGGGGGAACCTAGGGCTGCTTGCGGCAACGACGGCTGGGAGATTTCCGAGGCTACCACCCTAGAAGAGGCTTGCGAGGCTATTAGCAGTCACACATACGATTGCATTCTGCTGGATCTAGGACTGGGGATATATACTGCCGAGAAGGTATTCGATACCGTTAAAGAGTGTGCGGGCAAACAGCCAATCGTAGTCATGAGTAACAATACGGACGACTCCATCTACGAGTACGTGATGGCCCATGGAGCGGCGGAGTTCATCCCAAAAATGAGCGTGCACGAAGATGGACTTAAGCACTCTATCTGCAACGCCATGCGCTGGTCCGAGTTAGAACAAGTCGAAGCTGAACTAAGTGCCAAGGTTGAAGAGCACTTGGAAACTTCAGCAAACTACAGGGTTGTATAGGCCGGTGTGATAGACTGGTGACATCTTGAGCAGGATGAAATGTGAGGATGGTAACTTGGTGGCAGTGGGTGGTATTCGTCGCCGGATCAGGCGGGATTGTCTGGTCTACGTACGATCGGATAGCCCAGCGACAGAAATTTAATCTGGAGCAGAAAGCTGCTGCATTAGCCAAGGATGAGAAGTTAGCAGACCGTTCTTATCAGGAGCACCATGATTTAGTAGAGTCGTTGCAGGCGGAGCGTACTAGTAAGAACGAAGAGATTGCCCGTAAAGATGCCGCTATTGAGAGTCGCAATGCGGAGATTGTTCAGTGGAAGGAACTGAGTGGGAAGTCCAAGGAAATCATCGCTCACAAGAACTTAGAAATCTTCCTCTACCGCAGGGAACGGCGCGAGTTATTAGAAGCTGCCCAAGAGTTGGAGCAAGACTTGAAGGCACTAGAGGTAGCAGCCAGGGAAGCCAAGTGGAACGACAACGAAATTCGAGACTGTACCCAGCTGGTTGCAATGATGGTTGCTAAGCTGACTCACGATATAGAGATACCATTCGAGAATCTATAGAATGGTATCTGTCGGGCGGAGGATTTCTCCCAGAAAAATGGGCAATTCAAAATTAGCCGTTCAAGCATGGTTGGTCTCCTTCATTGTGTCAGGGTTGATACTGGAAGGAGACCTTTTCGCACAGTGCGGTCTTGGCGACTGACCTCGGCACCGCTGGATTGAGAATCGAGACATACTACGCTTATGAAAAAACTACTCTTGCTCCTCCTGCTTCTCTGCTGCATCGCACCGGCCTGTCATGCCGCACCGCCACCACCTGTGCCTCGCGCCAACTACTCGCTGCGCGTGGTCTACGCGTCGGGTTTGGGCTGTGCTCAGGACGGCACCACCGACGACACCACGAAGTTACAAGCCGCGCTCAACCGCGCCAGCACCGGCACACCGCTGCGTCTGGTCATGGACGGCGCGGGACTGGCGCTGGTAAGCGGCCTCAACGTCTACGGCAACACCACCATTGAGGCGATCAATGGCGGCGGCTTCAAGCTCAAGGCAGCGTCCAACCGCTCCATCCTCCGCAACGCCAACCGCACCACGAGCACCGTCACCAACAAGCACATAACCCTGCGCGGCCTCTACCTGGACGGCAACGGCACGGCGCAGACGAGCGGCGTCACCGAAGCGGACGCCACGACGATGACCTGCCTCGACTTTTCGGGTGTGCAGGACTTCATGGTGCGCGACTGCACGCTCTACAACTCGAAGGCGTATGGCGCGCTCATCAACAACGCCACCTATGTCCACATCGACAACTGCACTGTCGCTGCGGTTGGCACCGGGACCGCTAACCAGGACGGCATCCACTTTTGCGGTAACTGCCAATACATCACCGTCGCCAACTGCAAGATATGGGACTACGACGATGGCCTGGCCTTCAACGCCGACGACGGCAACACCGGGCCATACGTGGCGAATGGGCCGATCACGGATGTCAACGTCTCGAACATCCAGTTCACCAACGCGCTGCTCGGCATTCGTATGTTGTCCGACAGCAACGCCATAGACCGGGTGGTAGTCAACGGCGTCACCGGTTCGATTAAGAACTACCTCGCGGTGCTGGACTACTTTACGTTTGCCACACACGGCGCCTTTGGCTCAGTAACGATTGGCAATGTGGATGTAACGATTCAGGCCAGCGTGAGCAGCGGTGCAGGTGGTTCCAGTGCGGCGCTGATGAACTTTAACGGTGCGTTCGATAACCTGCGCCTCTCCAACATCCGCGTGCGGAACCCGATTGATACGCGCCCACTGCTGTGGTTCCACTCCAATACCGACATCAAGCAGTTTGAACTTGACGGCTTCTCCATCTACGACACCAACTCAGCGGCCACCGGAGCGGTACCTATTTTTCTGGAAGGTCGCCTGCGCCGCTGCGTCGGGCGCGGCTGGAACTGGTATCGAGATGCGGCGCTGACCGCAGCGACGCGCATGGTGCAGTTCAGCGGCAGCAGTTCCAAAATTGACGCCCTGGTGCTGGATCAGGTGTTTGCCAATAACGTCAGCACGCTCATTGACCAGGCGGCGGGCATTCTGACGTTCGTGCAGGCCACCAATATCCGCCACGACAACGGCAGCGGGCAGACCTTCAAATGCGGCAGCGGTGCGGTTACGGACGTGGTGCTGAGCAATTACTACGGACCTGCTGCAGTTGCCACCGCCGGCACCGGCACGGCGCCATCACAGCGCGGCGACGGCTTTAGCAGCACGCCGCCAATTCCAGGCGTAAATATCTACGATGCCTTTACCGACACCGACAACACGCTGGTGACGGCGCATACCATCGCGCCCATTAACACCGTCAGCGCATCCTACACCCTACCGTCCGGCAGTGCGAAAATCGTCAGCAACAAGGCGACGAATAACTCTGCGGTCGCCACCGTGGTTCACGCTGTAGCCGACTCGGCGCTGAGTAGCTGTACCGTCACGGCCAACGTTGCCACGGGCAATGCAACCGTGGCGGACATGGCTGGCGTTTTGTTCCGCTATACCGATGAGAATAACTACTGGCTCGTGCGCTTCGTTTACAATAGCGCAAGCGCCACCGGCACCTTCCAGTTGTGCAAGATGCAGGCGGGCACCTTTACCGTGGTTTCTGTCGTGTCCAATACGGGCGCGGAAACGCCGGGCACCGTTCATGCGATCTCGGTTATCTGCAACGGCACCGTTATCAGTGCTACCAACAACGGCGGCAACACGGTGAGTACCACGTCCTCGTTCAACCAGACCGCGACGAAGGTGGGCCTGTTCTTCTATCAGGACAGCGGCACGCCTACGCTCAAGCCAACCGTAGACGATTTCCGAGTGTCGGCGTAACCGGGATTCACCATGAGCTTCACTTATCGCGCATCGGTCCCGCTCGGCACCACCGGCCTGGCTCCCACCGTTCAGGTCGGCACAGCGGGCGCCTATGCCACGGCTGTCAACTTGGCTGAGTCGGTGGCCGGGAGTGGCACCTACGAGGCTGACGTGACGCTGGCGAGCTACGACACCAGCTACACGCTGCTGTATGCGGACGGCCAGGGCAACTCCACTATCGAGACGGTACGGGTGCCGCAGCCGCAGACGGGTGACGTTTACGCGCGTGTGGGAGCCAACGGTGCGGGGCTTACAGCGTTGGGAGACACTCGCCTCGCCTACCTTGACAGCAGCGTGGCGGGCGTGCTGGCGGCTGTGCTCAACGTCCAGAACGGCTCATTCGTCAGCGCCAATGTGCCGCCCGTCTTGGAGCGCCCCGACGCCGGTTCCGAGACATTCCAGATCGTCGTCCTCTTCGCCGACGAAACCGGAGCGCCCAAGAATCTCGACAGCGGCAACCCGACCGTGACCCTCGTCAACAACGCGGCTACGGACCTGTCGTCGCGCCTCGGATCCTGGAGCAACCCGGCGACGGGCAAATACACCGCGAACTATACGAACACCTCGACCGATGCCCTGGACGACTTGCACTGGGAGTTCGATGGCACGGTGAATAGCAAGTTGCGCCGCTTTGTGGGCACGACACAGTTGGTGGACACCACGGCGGTAGACTTCACCAGTGCCGACCGCACGAAGCTCAACGCGATTCAGGCCGACTACGCCCGGCGCGCCGGCGACTATGCCACTGTGGGCGCAGCCATGACCCTCACCTCTGACTACGACGCCGCTAAGACGGCAGGCGATGCTACTGCCGCGAATCAGGCCACCATCCTCGCCCGCCTCGGCGCCTTCACCGGCACCGGCGTCAACACCGTGCTCGGCTTCCTGCGCGCGATGTTCCGGTCGGACCTGACGGCACCAACGGACCTGGCAAGTGGCGGCACGGCGACCAGTGCGGCAGATTCGTTACAGGCGATTGCGGCGGCGAGTGGGGGTGGGACTGATCCGCTAACTAACGCACCCTCTGATTATGCCGAGGGGCAGATAGGTCACCTGATCGGGGACATAAAAGCGAAGACGGATCTTATCACAGTTGATAATGTACAAATAGTTCAGAGTGCGCAGAGCAATATAGCAGGTAACCGAACTCTACTCCGTATCTCCGAGCGATATATCCTGAACTTCTTCGGTTTGGGACCTATAGGTAGCAGCGAGCAGATGTGGTTCACCATCAAGACTCAGCTTACCGACTCAGACAATGCTGCCTTGGTCTACATCAAGCGAACAGGCGGATTGATCCGCATCAACGGGCAAGCAGCCTCTACTTCGGGGCACGGATCCATAACCGTAACGAACGCCACAACGGGTGATGGCACGATTACCTTGTCGGAACTGGAGACAATAAATCTGGCACCAAGTAATCTGATGCCAGTCTACGAGATCAAAGTACTTGACCCAACCTATGGTCCTCAAGCACGGATCCAAGGTGAATGTAGTATTGTTTACGACGTTAATCGACAGACTAGTTAGCTATTCGCTGTATACCGATAGCGGAGCACTCTCTCCAGAGGATGGCCCAAAATATGCCAATTAACAAAGCCTATGGTTGTCGCCCCGACTTAGCAGACCAGCGGGACCACGTATGTACTGTCGAAGCCCCAGCCTCGAAGTTGCCGCTGATGATGGATCTTCAACCTGGAATGCCACCTATAAGGGATCAAAACGCTCTTGGTTGCTGTTTTTCCGGAGAGACTGAAGTAAGTCTGCTAGATGGTACAGTAGACACACTTAGGAACCTATCCGAGAGGATTAGTGAAGATCCTCTGTGGGTGTACTCGTGCAACCCAGATACTGGTGGATTTATACCTGCTGTGGCTACTGCTCATAAGACTAGAACGAGCGTTCATTTGCTCAGAGTTACGCTGGATAACGGACTATACATAGACTGCACGGAAGATCATAATTTCTTGACTCGTGATGGGTTATATGTAGAAGCTCAAGACTTGAAGCCTGATGATAGTCTTATGCCTCTATACAAGGCTCTCGCTATTGAAGGGGACGAGTTGCCTGGGTATGAGATGATCTTCCAGAATGATAAACTGGAATGGACGTATACCCATCGCCTTACATGTCCATGGGGGAAAGGTTCTGTAAGACACCACAAGAACTTTAATCGCACAGATAACCGTCCAGACAATCTTCAGATGATGACTTGGGAGGACCACAATCGTTTACACGTAGATAATGTGAAAGAGATGTGGGCATGTGCCAGTGAAGAGAAGCGGGCGGCTATGTTGAAGGCTCTAAAGGAATACAATGGTAGTGAAGCTCAAAGGAAACACTCCCGAGACTTGATGAATGCTCTTCACGAGAAAGGTCCAGAATGGAGATCTAGCAGATCGTCCAAAGGTGGGAAAAATGCTTGGCAGAGGGTCTCTGCTGATCCCCAAAGGAAACAGAAGGCTTTAGATTGCTTAGGTTTAGGCCATACTCCTGAATCGAGAGAAAAGGCTAAAGCTACGCAGCAGATTACTATGGCCGCTCCAGAGTTCAAGAAGAAGCAATCTGATAGACTGAAAGCTGCATACCGTGCAAGTGAAAAAATGCAGCGGGCTGCCCACCAAAATGGTAAGAACATAGGAGGTGTGGCTAGCCTTCGTTTTCAAATTTTGAAATTCGCACGGAAGGTGCTCGAAGAGGAAGGTAGTCTCAATGAAGTAACTTGGGAAATTTGCCGGTGTAGGCTTCAGAATACATACAAAGCCCGAGTGAGATTTGGTAGGAACACCGTTAGAAAAGGTTATAAACCTCCTAGATGGGAAACGGTGATTCGCGAATTTGGCACTGAAGATGCAGTTATCGAGGCTGCCGAAGTCGTGAACCATAAGGTGGTCTCTGTAGAACCTCTGGATGGCCTTCATGATACATACTGTCTGTCAGTGCCAGATACAGAGAACTTTGCGTTAGCTGCTGGTGTTTATGTGCATAACTGTACTGGGTTCGGCACTGCAGCGGTGTTCGAATTCGAGCAAATGCGACAGAAATTGCCGGTCTTCGCGCCTAGCCCACTCTTCATCTATTATAACGAACGTCAACTCGAAGGAACCGTTCCCATAGATGCCGGTGCTGAAATCCGCGACGGTATAAAGGCCATTGCACGCTGGGGCGCGGCTCCTGAGGCAAGTTGGCCCTACGACATAAGTCGCTTCGCCACGGCCCCTCCAGCGGAAGCCTATGCGGATGCTGCGCCCCATACCGCCGTACTCTACGAGCGAGTGCCGCAGACGCTACGCAGCATGATGGGCGTGCTGGCGAGCGGACTGCCAATAGTTTTTGGTATGACTGTATACGAATCTTTTGAGTCCGACGAGGTTGCGCGGACTGGAATGGTGCCGCTGCCTCAACCGCAAGAGAAGGTAGTAGGCGGACATTGCTTTACAGGAGATACCAAAGTATCGCTGCTAGATGGAAGGGAACTGACTTTCATAGAGCTAGTTAACGAGTTTGGATTCTCTGGGCAGCCTTTCTGGGTATACAGTTGTAAAGAAGATGGCACTATCGTACCGGGGTTGGCCCACTCGCCTAGAAGAACTGGAGAGAGTCAGAAGTTACTGATGGTAACGCTGGATAATGGCGAAGAGATCCGCTGTACTCCCGACCACTTGTTTATGTCGAGAGAGGGCATATATGTAAAAGCTTGCGAGCTCTCCGCTGGGTATAGTCTTATGCCTCTCTATCGTAGGCCTAGCGAAGATGAGCGTATGCCAGACTACGAGCAGCTGTACGACGTGAAGTCTAAGCAATGGAAATACACCCACAGAGTTGTAATGAGCGACTGGCACGACGGTTGGTACGATGGAGTTGTACATCATATCGACTTCAACAAGTTCAATAACTCTCCAGACAACCTAGAAGTTATGTCTTGGGAAGATCATACGAAGCTGCATGCCGATATGCTTGTTGAGTATAATCGGAGCGAAAAGGGTCGGGAAACCAGCCGGCAGAACATGAAGAAGCTGTGGGATGATCCAGAGTGGAGAGCTAAGATGCTAGCCACTACTCAGAAGAACTTCGCTCGTGGAGCCGAAAAACTAAAGAGAGAAGGACGGCATGGTTGGGCTGGGATGGACAAGGACAAGCTACGTAAGATGTGCTCGGAGGCTGGGAAGAAGGGGAAGGGTAGAAAGGTTCCTCAAGAGGTAATAGATAGGATACAGGCAACCAAGAAGAAGATAAGAGAGGAGGATCCAGAAAAAAGAGCAATAGCTGCTACTACGGCGGCAAACAACCTGAAATCGTATAACGAAAAGTTAAAGAGCGGAGAAATCTCCATCTCTGAAAATCAAAGGAACGCCCGTAGACTAAACGGAGCTAGATGTACCTACAGGAAGTATTACGAGGATATGTTCGACACGTTCGAAGAGTATCTCGAGTGTAGAAATAAGAACTCACAGGACCCTATTCTCTACAACAATCACAAGGTAGTATCCGTAGAAGAGTGTGGGGAAGAGGACGTATACGACTTAACCGTAGAGACCTACCACAACTTCGCACTCTCTGCCGGAGTATTCGTCCATAATTGTATGGTTATGTGCGGCTATCGTACGGACTGGCGAACCTTCAAGGTTCGAAACTCGTGGGGCGCGGACTGGGGTCGACAGGGCTACTGCCACATTCCCTTCGAGTATTTACTCAACAGCGATCTGGCATCCGACTTCTGGGTCGTAAGAATTGTGAAGTGATTTTTAATGGCTCTCCCCTTTAAACCCGAGATTAAAGCGAGCATCATCCAGCGGATGAAGGACGGCGAAGATGTATCCAGTCTGGCTAGAGAGTTCCGCATCCTACCGAGTACGATCCGCAACTGGCTTAAGGCTGAACAGCTGGACCTTAACGGTATGCGAGGTAGGGAGAATGGTCAAGTCTTGGACGAGGCCATTTTCGATTATGTCGTAACCGCACTCGAATGCTTGACGATTCAAGCCCAAGTGTTTTCAGATGAAAGTTATCTCAAAACCCAATCAGCAGAGTCCAACGCTGTCCTCCATGGTGTCGTGGCGGACAAGGCGATTCGTATTCTCGAAGCAACCTCAGCCGTCGCACCAGAGTCCAACGGGCTCTCCCTTGAGGACTTCGGCAACGAGAACTTCCCCAACCACTACGAACCAGCAACAGCAGCTAGCCCGCCTGAAGCCTGAGCTCCCACTTAGGACCTTCATCAAGCTGGCCTGGCACGTAGTGGAACCAGGGAACAAGTTCGTGTCTAATTGGCACTTGGACTGCATTAGCGAACATCTAGAAGCGTGCACCTTCGGGCAAATTCGCTCGCTGATCATCAACATGCCGCCGAGGTGCATGAAATCTCTTAGTGTTGCGGTTTTCTGGCCAGCGTGGGTATGGACCTTCCGTCCGGGGAGCCGATGGCTCTTCGCTAGCTATTCCGAAGCCTTCTCCACGCGGGATAGCATGAAGTGTCGGCGCGTGATTAAGAGTGACTGGTACCAGCGACGATTCGGCCACATCTATACGATTTCGCGCGACCAGGATGCGAAGATGCGGTTCGAGAACTCCGCTGCCGGGTTCCGGCTAGCTTCCTCCGTCGCCGGTATGGGTACTGGCGAAGGCGGAGACTTCATCTGCCCAGACGACCCTCACAAAGTGAAGGAAGCGGAGTCGGACGTGATTCGTCAAGGTGTAGTAGATTGGTGGTTCGAGACGATGCCCACCCGTTTCATTGATCCGAAGACTGTAGTGAAAGTTGTCACTATGCAGCGGATCAAGGAAAACGACCTGAGCGGAGAGATCCTCTCCAGAGAATTGGGCTACGAACATCTCTGCCTTCCAATGCGCTACGAAGAAGGCCGGACCTTCTACGAAGTCCCAATCAAGCTGGACAGTGGCAAGAAGGCTACTGCGGACGGCCAAGAGCTACCGAAGGATGCTATCATCGGGACCAGCCTACAGCGGCTTCGTCCAGAGCTCCGTGATCCTCGCAAGGAAGATGGGGAACTGTTGTGGCCCGCTCGTCTGGACGAGCTCTCAGTACTCCAGATGGAGGGGTCGCTCCTTGAATATGGTACAGCTGGACAGCTGCAACAGCGCCCCGCTCCGCGTGGTGGAGGTATGCTGCAACGAGACTGGTTCAAGCTGGTGAAGGCAGTACCTCGCGATAGTAAGTTCGTTCGCTACTGGGATAAGGCGGGAACCGAAGGCGGCACTGGGGCGCGGACTGCAGGCGTGCTAATGGCGAAGTATCCGGACGGGCGCTACTGCGTGGTAGACGTAGTGAAGGGGCGGTGGGGTGCTACGGGCCGCGAACAAGTCATCGTGCAGACTGCCGAACTGGATGCTAGAATGTACGGTCGCGTGGAGACCTGGATCGAGCAGGAACCAGGCAGCGGTGGGAAGGAATCTGCCGAGCTAACCATTCGCGCCTTGGCAGGGTATATCATCTACGCGGAGATAGTACGCGGAGATAAGGTCACACGTGCGGAACCCTTCTGTTCCCAGGCTAGAGCGAAGAACGTTGATATCATGGACGGTCTGTGGAACATAGAATACTTCGGCGAGATGGAGTCCTTTCCTAATGGACGATTGAAGGACCAGATCGACGGCACCAGCGGAGCATTCAACAAACTTGCCCCGCCCAAACTGGAGTGGATTACTCATTAACTACATGACTGCTGAACTACTACCAGGTTGGGTTGACTTCGCCGGATACGTTCTATGTCTGGATCGTATCGAATACCCACAGCTTCATCGCGCCATTCAACATCAGTCATTGGTCGAAGTTAAATCCGTCTTAGCGGAGCTAGACGCGGCGACACGGAGCATCCCTCCCAGAGAAGGGGCCTGGAAATTCATCGATGCACTGAAGGCCTCCGATGATGGTCCGGGACGATGGGTGACAATTGACGGTACCCACGTGTTCATTAAAGATGGGGAGTCGGTAGGCAAAGCTATCCAAGAACTTCATGATCGCAACGAAGGTCAGAAGGATGAATCCCACTCTAGGGAAGCAGTTGAGCATATAGATAGAGTATCAACAACGATTAATAGTCTTCATGAGAACGCAGATAAGTTACGGAACGAGCCAACGCACGCAGAGCGGCTAGATGCTTATTCGCAGCAAGCTTACAGGAAGGACTACGAAGGAGCTAAGCAGCATATCCAGTCGCTACACCAACAAAAGTTAGAAAAGAACCAGCCTACAAAATCAGATGTGGAGTCAATTAAGAATCTGTTGAATGGGCACCTAGGAGCCTCCTCGCTTAGTTCAGAAACAGAAAGCGCCCTATCTTCTGGGAGCGATCACCCTGTAGCTAACGTAGTGCGTCGACTGTCCGAGGAGGTTATAGGTCACCTACCGGAACTCCACCTACACACCAATGAAGAAGGTGCTTCACCAGAAGTTGGCGGCACCATAGACCTAAAGCAGAGGTTATTCACCAGTAGGCCACAGGAGAAGAATGGCGGAACGCACTACATAGTCCATGACGCGCAAACTGGCACCAATGTGTCTGCACTATCCGATAGTCCCGAACTAGGACAAGTACTTCATCACAATCCTAGTGGGTATAGAGTAACTTCAGTCGAGCATACAGAATCAGGCAGGACAGTCCATCTGAATGCTAGACCAAACTCCGTACTAGGAAAAGACTACGAGAGTGTGATAGATGGTCTATCCGAACACGACAAGAAAGTCCTGAAGCATTACACTCTCGGAGTGTCGTCCTACAAAAGTGGTGTGATGAACCATCAACTATTGAACGATCATCTACGTCACGGCAAGTCTCTTCCCACGTTGGCAGCCCAACAGAAATATCAAGATAGCTGGAAGCATGTAGGGTTCAAGAAGGATTATCAGATTAGTGCTCAAGAGGTAGCCCAGAAGCTCCCGGAAATACTACATCGTGGAGTGGCCCAACACTCTTTCAAGACGTTCAAAGGCACTGATACTAGCAGCCTACCGAAGGACTTGAAAGTTGGAGACGTATTCACCGACCACGGATTTAACTCCTCTACAACTGATGAGGCTGTAGCAGGTGAGTTCGCTACTGACAGAGCCAATAAGTCCAAGTCGGATAGAGCTATTGTTGAGATCCACGTGCCTAAAGGGTCTAAAGGTTTGTACTTGGGTGACAGTTCGGTAGGTATGTATAATGAGAAGGAATTCCTACAACATAAGGCAACTTACAAGGTGACGCATATAGCCGATGAAACGGACTCCAAAGGAAAGAAAGTTAGGCGAGTGCACTTGGAAACTATATCATGAATACCTCCCAACAAATGCCCAAATCTAATACGGACGATCCTATCGAAGACGCCCCATCCCGCTTCGAATTCGACGCGACCAACGTCCACTTCGAACGGCTTGGCGGCAAGCCTCAGCCTAAGCAACGATCCACCGCTCCGCTCCAGAATACGGCGGCGCTCGACTAAATGGAACGAATCCCACCCTTCCCAGAAAACTACGTTGGCCCCACTCACATCCAATCGGGTGGGGTGGATTCGTTCGGCAATCCGGTCGGCCCTGGATATCCCTTCGAAGCCCACGTGGAAGCACCCGGACCCGTCGCCATAGACCCGGACACACTCATTGATGGCACCGGACAGCGAATTCAGCAGTCGCTCCCAGAAAATGCGGGGCTCTCGCCCGCAGCCATCGGTACGATCGCCGCACTGGTATTGCCACTACTGGCGATCGTTTACATTAGCATATTCGTAAAGCTATTCACTTGGATGCTACTGGCGTTTGCAGGACTGCGTGTGGTCTTGTAAACCCCTGTACATATATCTATACCAATACCCCCATGGGATTCCTCTCACGCGCACTCACCAAGCTAGGCCAAGAAGTCAAGGCTAACGTCAAAGTACCATTTTCCATCTACGGCTCTCTAGGCCAAGGCGACGCGGGGATGGGCTATACCTCTTCGCGGGATATTGGCTACCTCTTCACCACGAACCCAGGAGCGCAGTACGACTATCTGACGGCGGCTGGTAATCTGGCCGAGAACTCCGTGGTGGCTGCAGCTAGCGAAGCCATTGCCCGCGCATTGCCGGACGCACCCCCAATCCTGGAAGTCAAGAACAAGAAAGGCAAGTGGGAATCCGCTGGGGATCACGAAGTACTGGACTTCCTTGGTTGGCCTAACGGTGCTCCGGATAAGGACGTTCGCGGTTACTCCGCAGCGCACCTATGGGCGGCAACCATTCGCTCGGAGTATACGAACGGTAATGGATTCTGGAGACTCGTGGTGGCTCGCGATGGCACCCCATTAGAAGCGTGGTGGGAGCCGTTCATGTCGCCTCGGTACAACAAGACGGAGTTCATCCAAGACTACGTAATCTACGTGGATGGCAAACCATACTATCTCCCTGTTGAACAAGTCGTCCACTTCCGGCTGGCACTGAACCCGTACAACTCGCGTTGGGGCTACACCCCACTCTATACGGCTGTACGCCATGTAGACGGCGATAACCGGGCCGCGACGTTCCATACTGCCCTACTGCGGAATGGAGCTGTAGGAAGCTACTCGGTGTCCTTAAATGATTCGGCTGACTACGCCAAGGCAGGCATCACGCCCAAGCAGTTCGACGCTACCTTAGCTAAGTGGGAGAAGCGGCTACGTGGCGAGGGTGCGGGGCGGATGATCTCGTCTTCTCTGCCAGTGAAGATCGATAAGCTGGACTACTCCCCCAACGATCTGATGCTGGATAAGTTGGTGGCCTACTACGAGTCACGCATCTGTGCAGTGTTGGGCATCCCGGCGATGGTGATTGGCATCTCTTCTGGAGACAGTACCAAGACCTATTCCAACTACGAAGAGGCACTGAAGGACTTCTGGCAGCGGACGATCAAGCCGCTCAACGGGCTGCACGCCTCGGAGTTGGGAGCACAGTTGCTACCGCTGTTCGGTCTGTCCCCGTCCGAGTATCGTATTAACTGGGACTACAGCAACGTATCCGCGTTGCAGGAATCCGTGGATGCGGTGCACACGCGGGCGCGAGCGAACTGGCAAGCAGATGGTATTACGCTGAACGAATTCCGAGGTCATATTGGCGAAGAGACGAAGCCGGAATTTGAAGATGTCTGGTACACTAACCAAGGTCCGAAGGAAATAAGCAGCTTCGACCCGAACGATCCTTCTAATCAACCACCTGAAGCCACCCCAACCCCACTCCCAAGCGGAGCATCCTCTCCAGAAGATGGGCCAACAACGCAAACCGACGAAGAGCAGTTGGCTGCGTTAGATAAGGGCGCGACGAAGTCGGAAGACGAACCACGCGACGATCATGGCAGGTGGACGTCGGAAGAAGTTACCCCTCCAAAAGCTGATACCAACCAGCCAACTTCCCGCTCCGAACTCTCCAAGCTGAACCATAAGGTCTCCACGAGGGAGAAGCAACAGTACGCGGAGCAGCAGGAAGTAGACCTTGCGCAGCACTTGGGCGGCTATTCCCTGGAAGACAACGAACCGCCCGACATCATTGTGCCGAACAAGTCCGGCAAGGGTCACCAGCCAATAGAGCTCAAAACGATGCTGGACAACGACCGCGACCGCATTACAATTCACGCTGATTCGCTGGAAAGGAAGCAAAAGTACGCCGCCGACAATAAAACGACGTTCCATACGGTGGTACTCGACCATCGCGATCGATTCGCTGGCGGGGTGAATGCCCACCAGCACTCCGGCCACGAGATCTACTATCGGAGGGGGCTGGGTAGCTACAAACTCTCCGCAATGTACAAGGTGAAGGATCACGCTGAATTGAATCGACTGATACACATGTCGAATAGCAAACTTCCGTTAGGAGCGCGACCATGACTTACGAAGCATATCTCAACGGCGAGTATGCCGGTCCCGCTGCTACGGTGAAGGGTTGGGGGAACTTTGGTAGGTGGACAAGATGCCTTCCAGAAGACCAGTACCCCACACTTAGTGAACTAGAGAAAAGTGGTCGGACCTCGAACGGCCACCTTCTGGCAGGAGAGCTCCGCCAGGGCATGCAGCAATTCCCGCCCCGCGAAGCAGTGCGGAGTACTGCGGAGGGATTGCTGGCCTATGTGGGCGACGCGAGCGAAGGCGCGGTGTTGGAGATCTCGGACGGGACGGCGGATGATGTGGATGAAGATGAGGAGCCTGAGACTAAATCAACGGACGACGAACCAAGAGATGAATACGGACGATGGACCTCTGGTTCTAATTCATATGCTCACGAATGGAAAGGCGGTAAGCCTTGGGAAGATGATACATTTGAAGATAACGCTAAACAGCTTGGACTAGAAGTTCATGATGAATCGATAGGTAAAACCAGCCGCAGTTATGTGGTACTGAATAATCCTGTGACGGTCTATCACGTAACTAGAGGCGCCAACGTAGATGCTATACTTAAAAATGGATTGCAGCCAACAGACAATGGAGGCAGGCAGGTGAATGGCGTTTATTTAGGTGGTAAGGATATAGCTTCATATCTTGGAGACGAAGGCCACCTATTGAAGGTTCGCCTGCCAGTAGGAACTAAATTGTACCAAGATGTGCAGCCAAATGCTGTTTTAGTGCGCCACCCTATCCCAAGCAAAGACGTAGAGCTAGTGGATACAAATAAGCATACTGAGACTAAGTCCTTCAACGGCTACTCCTACGCCTCCACGCAGGTTAATCTCCCCGAACCACTCGCAAGCCAAATCACCGATTGGGCCGCAGCCAATATCCCTGTCGATTCGCTGCACGACGAATCCCAGGGGCAAGACGTGCCCCACATCACGGTAAAGTACGGAATATTAGATGACTCGCCAGCGAGTTCGGAAGCGGCACTCCGGTTTACGGGTCCAATCCAAGCTACGCTGCGGAACATGAAGGTATTCCGGTTTTCACCTTCGTACGACGTGCTGGTGATCGCCGTAGACAGCCCCGACCTGCACAATGCGAACAGTACCATAAAAGCAGTGGTGCCGACGGTGGATACATTCCCAACATACGATCCCCACGTGACGGTGGCTTACGTCAAGAAAGGTGAAGGGGAAGCGTTCGACGGGAATGGGGAGTTTTCTGGGCAGAACTTGCAGTTTGGTAGCGTAATCTTCAGTAGTAAGGACGGCGAAGAGTATGAGATCCCGCTGAACGGCTACGATTTCTATTCACCGTACAACAACTACGATGAAGAAGTGACCTATCCCGAACTAGAAGCGAAGTCCTGGGAAGACGAGCCCCGCGATGAGTCCGGTAAGTGGACCACTGGCGATGCAGATACCGACCGCAAGCTAGCGGCCCTCCGCTGGGAGGGGCGCAAGCTACGCGAGACACTGAAGACTCACGAAGCGAAGCTGAAGGATGCCCGCGAACGCGGCGACGAAGCCGCCATCAAGGAGCACGACGCCAATCATCGCCGCACCGCTATCGAGTTGCGTAAGCTACGCGAACAGCATCATCAGTTGGCGGGCAAGAAGGAGTATAAGAATCCGTACGAGAAACGCGGAGGAACTTCTCCAGAGAAGGGGCCAAAACCGGAACCAGAGCTGGTGAAGGATACGAGGCCAGAAGCACAGAAAGTGCGGGAGCAACTGCTCGCAGATAGCAAGTCTATAGACGAACAGTGGCAGAAGCATTATGATAGGTACAATGAAACCGACAGCAAGATTGTCGACATAAATAGCAAAATTCGTGATATTCATCTAGATAATGATGAACATAATCGATACGACGCGAATCAGCTAGAGGATGTCATGGAGCCTCTTCGCAAGGAACGGTCGAAACTATACGAAGACATGGCCGATGCCCAGCGGGCTATGACCCAACTGGATAAGGACCGAATTGTCAAGTTGAGGCAAAATTTGTACCAAGACACATCTAAGATAAGCCGTAAGTTTAGAGTTGTTTATAGTGATACAGGAGGCGAGAAAATCCCTCCTTCTACTCGACGAGCAGTGGAAGGTGGTATGGAAGAATTCCACAAGCTAGCCGCATCGGCAATATACAATTCTGCAGCTATAACGTTCAAGAGGGAAACCAAGACTAGATCCAACGCAAATGGGCACCAAATTAGTCTAGATAAGAACTCTGGCCAGGATATAGTAGTTCACGAGTTAGGCCACGTACTAGAAAACAATAACCCGGATATCCATAAGGCTGCTGTAGCTTTCCTGGCCAAACGGACCAAAGGCGAATCACTTAAGCCGCTGAGTTTTCTCACTGGGCAAAAGGGTTACGGGAGTATTGAAAAAGCACGCAAAGATAAGTTCATCAATCCCTACATGGGCAAGGACTATTCTCCAAGTCAGAAATGGGAACAAGGACGGTGGAAGGATGTGGACAATAACGCAGTATACTCAGACCCGTCCAAGAACCCAGCCACCGAAATCATCTCTATGGGCCTAGAATATATGCACTCCCAGCCGCATGTTCTGGCAGAGAAGGACCCGGAGTACTTTGACTTCATGTATAACGTATTAAGAGGCAATTACGATGCAGTTTGATTTGCCAAGCGCAAGCGAACGGCTTAGCGAAGAGGTTCATTATGTCAGTTAAAGTACGCTTAGCCTCCGGCGAAGTGGCGATCGTAGACGGCTACGAATGGGTGGCGGCGGACCCGCAATTGCGAACGCTACTCAACACCTTCAAGCAACCTTACGGCCCCTCCGCAAGCGATCCCGACCCAGACTATTCGCTGGCGGAAACCGTTATTGGGATGCTTGGTGGCGAGATCGTCTCGGCAGACCCACCGCTAGACCCGCCCCAATATGGCGACCCCAACCCCACACCAAGTACTGTTAGCGGAGCACCTCTCCCAGAAGATGGGGCCACAAAATCCACCAGCCCTGACAGAGACGTACCCGACTTCACGGATCCCAACGTCCAGAAAAGTACCGCATCCGAATCCTATGCGCAAGCGTCTGCACCATTTAAAGAGCTCCTCGCGGCGGACGTGGTGGACTAGCTATGGATTTCGAGCCAAAGAGTCTGCTGCGCTACTCGCGCAAGCTACTGAAGTACCTAGATGACAGCGGAAAAGTGCTCTCCGCCAAGGCCGTGCGGAAGATAGTAGATGGCGATATAGAGGCTACTGCAGGTAGACTCTACTCCATACTTCAAGACTTCCAATCCGGTCGATTAGATGAAGCCCAATTTAGGGCGGACTTCAAGAAGTCAGTAAGTAATCTGCATTTAGCTCACGTAGCCGCTGCTCAAGGCGGCTTCCGCAATATGAACCAAGCGGCGTGGGGTTTTGCTGGACAGCGAATCCGCCAACAATATACATATGTAGATGGACTAGTTAGCGACATACAGCAGGGTCTTCTGAGCGGCCCCAAGGGGCTGCTTAGAATGAAACTGTGGGCCTCCAGTGCGATGGATTCGTACGAAGCCATGCTGGCGAAAGTACATAACTCAGTGCATTTCCCCTTCGCGGAGAACCTACTGAACCAGCAGAACATTAGCGAAAAGAACTGCCCAATTTGCACTGGGCTGACCGCACTTGGAATCACGGATCGCGACGATATACCGCTCCCAGAAGACCGGCACTTCAGCTGCAACTGCGGCATTGCCTACCACCGTACGCTTGACGGAGATTGAATTATGACTGCTACCGCTACCATATACGAACCCACGGACTTAGCTCTGAAGGCATACGGCTTCGGCGGATCCGGCAGTTACACAGAAACCAAAGCTGACGACGACACTGGTTGGAGGACAATAGACGGTCGCCACGTCTATTTTGGGGATGACGGAGAGCAGCATACAGGAAAGGACGCGGTAGAAGCTTCAAAGAAAGACTCAGAAAAATCATCTGATGAAGCAGATAGTAAGTCCCAGCACGCCCACGAGTCTACAGCGAACTCCAATGCATCGTCAGACACTAAAATAAACTCGTACTCAGCTAACTCCAACTCGAGCAAAGCCAAAGAAAATAACTCAGCTGATGCTTCTGACTCTAAGTTAAAAGAGGCGCAGGCACATCACGAAAAGGCTGCTAGAGCCCACGCTAGAGCAGCCAAACACCTAGAGAGTAATCCGTCAGGCACCCAACCAAACACAGGCGGCACCAAAGAGGACGAGAGTAAGAAAGATACCAATGCCAAACTACACCGAGACGCTCAGAGAGCTCATGAGAGTGCAGCAGATAAGCTATCGGAGCATTTACATCATTCAAGTAGAGATAGTCTAGAAGAAGCGAAGAAGGACGCTGCCAGTTCTACGGAAAAAGCTGACACAGCTACGAAGAATGCTAGGAAATTTGATAAAGAGAAATCTACTGCCAACAACTCCGCTGGTCGAGAGTCTCACAAAGCTAAGTCTGAATCGGACGGTATAGGATTCCATACTACCGAAGGTGATATTCAACACGCACATCACAATATCGCGGCCCATCACACATCGGCGGCGGAGGCTCATCGGGAGCAGGCTTCTCGAGCTCGAAACGGGAACGACCAGGCAGCTCACCACGCAGCAGCCAAAGCGCACTTGGAAGCTGCAGCGAAGCACAAGGCGTTGTCCTTGCGTGGACCATACGAGAAGAAGTCCGAGGCCGACGATATAATGTCTGCAAAAGCTGCACGGAGTGAATTTATGAAAACTGCCGCCGACGTCCTGATTAGCTACGGCTCCGAACTGAAAGCCACTGGCACCGACGAAAACGGAGACTTCCACTTCGGCGGCTACTTGGTGCTGTTCGACAGCCATGATGTCTCGCGTCAGCGGGACAAGTATCTGAAGTCTACGGACTACGACTTCGAGGATGGGGACAAGACCACCATCTACTTCCACCATGGCTTGGACGAGACGCTGAAGGCCACCAAGCTGGGCACTGGCAAGCTGTATATGAAGGACGCTGGCGTGTGGATGGACGGCATCATCAAGGCCCGCACGGACTACCTCGCGAAGCATGTGGACAAGATCAAAGACGGTATTAAGGACGGATATTTTGGCCTATCCAGCGGCGTCCCCGCCCACCTGGTGGAGCGCAAGGCCGTCCCCGCTGGCCACGAAGTGCTCACTTGGCCCCTAGGCAAGGATGCTTCCATTACGCACATCCCCGCCGAGCCCAAGACGATGTGCTTTTCGTTGAAGTCGTTGATGGAGGAAGAGAGCGGAGAAGCTCTCCCAGAAGATGGCCCATTTTCTGGAGCGGATACTCCGCTTGAAGCGAAGTACTCCGACGACGAAGAACGCGACGAACATGGCCGCTGGACGGCTGGTGGAGCTAAGGATGCTCTATCTGCTAGTGAAGCTGCAGACTCCGCCAGCCAGGATACTGGGGTTGATAGCTCTCCGGACGACGAAGTTGGAGGAGGGACCTACTTCGCTAAGGACTTTGCTCTATCCGCCACAGAGGGTGGCAAGGAAGCTGCCAACAACCACGGCACCGCAGCTAACCTGCATCAGATCATGGTTGACTACCACAATGACCAAGCAAAACAGTCGTCTGATGTTGATGAAAAACTGGCCCATCAGAAGGCTGCAACCCTCCACACCACTGCAGCCGCAATGCACCGTGGTCTGGCGAAGGCGGCTAGTGGGAGTTCGAGTCCATCTTCTGGAGAGAGTGGCTCCGCGACTAGTAATTCGCAAAGCGCTATATCCGGAGCAGCTATGGACGAATCTCAAGCTGCTTGGAAGGCTACCAATAAGGCTGAAGGTCCTGGACCCAAAAGTCACTCAAGAATGCATCGGGTTGGCGAAACTTCAGCTATTGCCCGCAGAGCTACCCAAACGGAGGATCCGAGACAGGCCATTGCGCTACATAACCAAGCAGCTAAGGACCACGAAACTCACGCTGCTATTCATAGCAATCGCGCCAACTATCCGGATGATCCGACTGCAGGAAGCAACCGCACAATGGAACAAGCTTCTCGCGATCATCTGGCTGCTTCAGATGCTCACGAAAAAGCAGCTAAGGCCCATCGCAACGCCGCTAGAATGTTGAAGAAGTATTTACCAGAGAAGAAGGATGATGGTTCGTACGACGATGTAAGTTCAATTATCACTCCTGACGTTATACAGGTTCTGGCGGATGGTCGGCATGTAGGCCTCCGCTTCCAGGACCACCCAAAAGTGGTGCTTGCAGCCATGAAGGGATTCGTACATCGCTTGTTCGATTGGCACGTGGATCGAACGGCGAGTCGTAAAAGTGGACAGGTATACTCCGGGGATAACTGGGATATGCACGACACCATTTGCAACGGAATGGCGCAGATGGTGCAGCAGTACCGTAATCACCTGGATGACAACTGCCCGCCTGGGCGTAAACCGTGCAAGGTCCCTGTAGTGCAACTAGGTACAGCGGCTCCGCTGTCGTGGTCGGATTCTGGTGGAGCGCTAGGTACCGATCAGTTCAAGGCAACCGACAGCGCCGACGCGCTGGAACGGATGGAAGCTGAGTTGCTCGAACGTCAAGCGGCCTTCGCCCGCCTTCGGGCTGATGGGTTGCTGATCCAAGAGCGAATGGTTGCAGCTGCAGTAGACTAGTAGTTCAGCGAACTAGTTCGCTGAACAGTAGCATAGTAAAGAGGAATGCAAGCACAATGCCAACTTTAAAAGAGAAGAACGACGCCCTCGCGAAGCTGCGAGCGGATCATCAGAAGCGGTTCGAGGCGTTCGACGCCGAAACCGACAGCGGACGCAAGTCCGCCATCTTGCAGGAAATCAACCGGGCTGAAGTGGACATCAAGTCCCTCAGCGACGAGGTCGCGCAGGAAGTCCAAGTCGTCGAGATGAAGCGGCGCAACGAGGCCGAGATGAAGGGCCTCCGGCTCCCGGCTGGCGTCGGGGTGCCCTTCCCGGAGCGTGGCGGCAAGGACGGCGAGCTCCACGGCGAGCGCATGAGCGCCATCAAGTCTGTCGGTCAGTCGCTGATCGACGACAAGTCGGACATCATGCATAAGTTCCGCGAGTACAACGAGAAGTACGACGTGGTCTACGAGTACCCCTTCCGCTCCGTGGGCGAATGGAAGGCTGCGATCCAAGCGGAAATGAAGACGACCCTGACCGAGTCGGGCTTCACCGCGTACGACCGGTTGCCCAACATCATCACCCTTGGTGCTCAGGTGCCGATGGTTCGCGACCTGATCCCTCAGGGCCAGACAACCGCGATCACCATCCGCTACCCACGTGAAGTGTCGTACACCAACGGCGCGACGAACGTGGCCGAAGGTGGCCAGAAGCCAGAAGCGGTGTTCAACCTGGCGGAAGTCGACGCTCCGGTGCGCAAGATCGCCGTCGTAGCTCGCGTCACCGACGAGATGTTCGCTGACTTCCCGGCTGTCCGCGACTACATCAACATGCGGCTTCCCTTTATGGTGGAGCAGCAAGAAGATAACCAGATCCTGAACGGAAATGGTAGCTCGCCGAACCTGCAGGGTATTCTGGGCACGACTGGCGTGCTGTCCGGCGGCGCGTTGAACCAGTCCGCCAGCCCCGCCGACGACCCGATCGTGAACGTGATCCTCCGTGCGATCACGCGCATCCAGGCTGAGTCCTTCTTCCAGCCTACGGGTATCGTCATCAACCCGTTCGACTGGGAGAACGTCCGCCTGATGCGTTCGGGTACTGGCGACGCTGCCGGTGGTGCGAACCGTGGGCTATACCTGTTCGGTAACCCGGACGGTATGGGTATCGACTCCATCTGGGGTCTGCCCGTCGTGAAGACCGTATACTGCCCTCGCGGTAAGGTACTGGTCGGCGCGTTCAGCCTCGGCGCTCAGATCTTCCGTCGCGAAGGCATCACCATGCAGATGTCGAACTCCGATGGCAACGACTTCTCTTACAACCGTGTCGCGTTGCGGGTGGAAGAGCGTCTCGCTCTGGCCGTGTATCGTCCAAGCGCCTTCGGTGTCTGCACCCTGCATAGCTACGGTGAGGCCTCGAGCTCCGCGTAAGAACCCAATCCCGGCCCTCCCACCGGTACTACTTTCTAGCCCTAGCCCACTCCTCGATTCTCGGCGGGGAGTGGGCTAGGTTCGTAGTTAAAGGACAACAATGAATAACTCCGTTAGAGCCAAATTCAAGTGTAACGAAATCATTAAGCGAATAGGGTGGGCTAATAGCAGTGAGTTCCTATATTCTGCCCGATTTAGCATCGTAGCTGACGGATCGGAAGAGAACAAGAAGTTCTTCGCCGCCACCCCAGGAGGTAGTTTAGAGCTCACTACTCTCCGCGACGACTTCTTTCAGGTTGGTAAAGAATACTACATAGATGTAACCTTGGCTGAATCATAGTTGCGGAGTATCTCTCCCAGAAGATGGCCCTATATTCATGCAACGCAAGTACCTACTGACTACCCAAGCGGAACCGAACGATAGACTGCTCCGCTATCGTCCCACGATTGGGCAAGCGGCAATCTACGATAGTCATGACAAGCAGGTACAGTTCAACGACATGTATGCTGGCTACGCAGCCTTCCTACTTTGCGGTGGGCCTTCGCTGGCCCGTATGGACCTCGAGCCCCTTCGCGAACGTGGCATGCTGACGATGGCCGTCAACAATGCCTGTGCCGTATTCAAGCCGAACCTGTGGACGCACATGGACGCGCCCGGTCGGTTCTTGGAGAACAATTGGCTGGATGCTACGGTCATGAAGTTCTCCATGTTCTCGCACCACTGGGCGAACATTCGCCAGCGAGACAAGGAGAGCGGAGAGCTCCTGCTAAGCGACCTGACCGTGGCCCAACTCCCGAATACGTGGTTCTACCACGCTGACGAATACTTTGATCCCAACACCTATCTAACTAGCCATGCATTCTCGTGCGGCTGCAAGGACGGTGCAACGGATTCTCTGGGCAACGTGGGTAGCCGTTCCGTTATGCTAATCGCCCTTAAACTGCTCTATGTATTGGGCGTGCGCACAGTGTACTTGGTAGGGTGCGACTTCCGCATGCAGCACGACACCCCTAACAACTACGCCTTCCCGCAGAATCGCGCCACAAGCACAATAGACGCCAACAATCGGGCGTATAGCACTTTAAATAGCCGCCTGAGTGCGCTGCGGCCGAAGTTTGAGGATGTCGGATATAACGTCTTCAACTGCACGCCCAACAGCGGACTGAATGCCTTCCCGCATGTACCGTACGAGGTAGCGGTGAAGGCAGCTAGCAAAGTCTGCAACGAACTGCCGATCATCACGGAGGGATACTACGATACATAACCTCCAAGTCGAATGCTCCCCACCCACTCGACTATGCCCTCATCCAGAAAGATGGCGCATGTACGATGGCGAGACAGCGGAAGTTGAAGTGCTCTCTTTTCTGGCGAGCATGGTTCATCTACTGAAGCCTGCCCTCGTAGTAGAAACTGGTTCGGCATATGGCTACAGCGCGTTGTACATGGGTCAAGCTCTCCGTTTAAATGCAGACCGCTATAATTCGCCCGGAGAGCTATATTCGTACGAAGCAGACGCAGGCCGCGCCAAGCAGGCCAAGCTTCGCTGTGCGGGGCTGCCAGTAACAATCCTATGTCAGCATACACTGGAACCAGAGCCCATCTTCTGGGGCGCAGGACCAATCGATATGCTGTACTTGGATAGCGACTTGGGTGCCCGCGTACGCGAACTAGAAATATTCCGCGAGAGTCTGTCTCCACGACACGTGATTCTGATGCACGATACCGGCGAGACGCATGAGAGTCCACGGACGCAGCTGGAGGAGTATAGGCAGACGCACCAGCTGCATGTGGTGAACTTAGCTACTCCGCGTGGACTGTCAGTGTTGCAGTTCCAGAGTTAATGATTATGGAAACCAAGTGCTTCTTCCTCGAGGAAACTAACAGAGCTCAGGTGGCCTTGCGTCGCTATAGTAGTTCACGCAACCGTACCAACGAGGAGCGGTCGTGCCCCAACGGGAGATTACTATACCACAACGCAGAGACTGTCATTGGAGAGGTTGAAGTGTGCAAGGATGATCGTAGTATTTATGTATTCCCGCCAGAAAGTGTTCCGCATGATGATCCTAGATGGCCACTTTCTTGTGACACATGTTTAAGGTGTTTCTGTGACGACGACGAATGGCAGATTAACCATAATGTACTATACCGTCGAATTGATACTGGAGAAATATACACGCTAAATGATGCGCCTCCGGGTGCAATGTGGTATGCCGACTGGATGCTTAGTTACAGTCTACCAGACAGCAATTTCAATAAAGGTCCAGACGGACACTGTCTAATGGTTCGCTGTCCGGACGGCCACGATTGGTGTGTAGATGGTCCAGCGTCCAACTGCACTATGCCTGACGACACTATCCATAAATGCTGGGTTCGCCATGGTACTCCGCCTAACATTACTGTCGACAAGAACGGAAATACGTGTGCAGCTGGGGCGGGTAGCATACAGACTAGATCGTGGCATGGATTTCTGCGGAATGGGGTGCTACTATAAAGCTGTGTGCCATATATAATTGCTGGGACGGCGAAGAACTCCTCGAGGCTTCTATCCGGCAAATCCGCGCCCACACGGAGATTGTCCTCGTGGTGTACCAGGAAGAGTCCAACTTCCAAGAGCCTTACTCTCCGCTGCCTACGATTGAACGGCTGCAGGACATTGGCCTAGTGGATCGTGCTATCCCCTTCATCCCCGCCTTCAACATAGGCAGGGGTGGAGGCACCGTTAACGAAACTGTTAAGCGGAACCTGGGCTTGGCGGAGGCTCGAGAACTGAACGCCACCCACTTCCTGCATATAGACTGTGATGAGTTCTATGATACCGACCAATTCCGCCGTGCCAAGGCGACCATGGAACGTGGTTGGTTCGAATCATCCGCTTGCCACTTGCAGACATACTACCGATTGCCTAGATACCAACTATCCCCTCCAGAAGAATACGGCGTTCCGTTTATACATAAGCTATACTCCACTACCCACTGCGGGCACCACACCGGAGCCGTCAGCTACCCGATAGAGTGCGACCCGACCCGCTCAGTCTCGCATTCCGAGGCGAACGGTAACGTAGGTAACTTCAAGCTGTTCCAACGGAACGAGCTCGAAATGCACCATATGTCTTTCGTGCGTAAGAATACTGAATCCTTTAAGCGTAAATTACGTAATCATAGTAGTTGGTGGAAGCTAACCGAGAACCTGGAAAAGGATGCTACGATGTTCGAGGAGTACGAACCAGGTAAGCCTCTCGTCTGGTTCAAAGACTACTCCCTGCTTAGCGTCCCAGACCAGTTTGGAATAGAAGGAATTTGTGAATAACTCTACTGTTCGCGTAGCCCATACGAAGCCAGTCGTCCCACCCGCTGATCCAGTTCAGTCGGCTCAGGCCGCGCCTTCCCTCGTGCGCACGCCTACACAGCAGCCAATTGCTTCAGCTGCACAGCCCGCCCACGTTCAACCTATCGAATCAACTACTCCATCAACTCCAACCGCACGCCCACTTGTTACGGTTATCACCGCCACGCGCAACCGCCCCGAAGCCTTCGAACTACTCGAGACGTGGATGGGGATGCAGACCTACATCCAAGAGGAGATGGGGCCGCTGGAGTGGATCGTAGTGAACGACGGTCGCACCCACTATCCGACTAGCGAACCACTTAAAGAGTTCCCACTCTGCTCCTTCCAGAAAATCGCGCGAACTCACGACTCCATGTCGGGTCATTCGATGTGCGGCAATCTTCTGGCCGCGATGGATGCGGCCCACGGAGAGATATTCATCATCGCGGAGGATGACGATTACCTCGCTCCAGAATATATCGAGCGGTTGGTCCGGGCCCTCAATGAACCCTATAACGGCGACGAGACCGTGCAGCTAGCTGGTTCCGCCCCAGCCCTCTACTACAACTTATATTTGCGTAAGTACCGAGACATCCTGAACGAAACCCACTGTTCGCTGGGGCAGACTGGTTTCCGTAGTTCCGTACTCCCGCTGATGCGTGAGATTTGCAATCGCGGCAACCCGCTCGTTGACTTAGCGCTCTGGGCGGAGTACGAAGGCCCCAAGGAAGTCTACCCGACGGACAACCTCC